GGGGTGATGCTGTCGATGTTGTGGCCGGCTTGCGCGGCGGCGAGGACTCGGAGCCGGACGTAGGTGAGGGTTGTGTCGGGGGTGCCGTCGGGGAGCCGCACGACGTGTCCGCGTGTCACGGTGCACCGTCCGTGCTCGCCCAGATGACGCCGACGGCGCCCCTGTCGGTGTCTTCCCATGACAGGGGCTGGCGGGGCGCGCCGTGCAGCTCCTTGTGGACCTGGTGGATGTCGTCGAGCGTGTTGTCCCCCGCGAACAGCCGGTCCGCCGTCTCGCAGTCCAGCCCGAGCAGCTCCCTCGCGACGTCCGCGACGTAGCGCACCTCACCGTCCTTCTCGACCTCCTCCGCGATGAGGCGGCAGGCGCGGCAGGCTTCCGCTCCGCAGATGGAGCGGAAGACCGGCTTCCAGCCGGCCATCAGCGCGGTGCGTCCTGCGACGCAGGCGGTGGTCCCGCAGAACCACCGCCTCTGGGCGTGCTGCTCGGGGTGGGTGTCGATGTGGTCCATGACCGCGTCGGCGCGGTCGAGGTCCACGTGGGCATCAGCAGGCATGGCGGGGCTCCTGGATCTGGACGGGCGGCGGGGTCGGCGTGGGATCGGTCAGGACCTCGGCCCGCAGAGCGGCCAGGTCAGCAGGCGGCAGGTCGGCGGCGTACGCGGCTGCGCGGCGGAGCAGACCCAGGACCTGGTCCTGGGTGCGGCCCTCGGCGTCGTTCCACGCGATGTAGTTCCCGACGGCCCGGTTCAGGATCGCGCCGGCTGTGTGCCGGGTGGGGTCGACGGCGCCGGTGTGGTGGTTGGTGGCTGGCCACGTCATGGCGCCTTCGATGTCGACGCGGCATGCGGCGCGGTTGGGTCCGTCGTAGGTGCAGCCGGGGGTCCAGCCGAGCTTGTCGGGGTGCAGTTGGGCGCGGTGTTCGATTTCGGTGGCGGCGCGTTCGAGCAGTTCGGATTCTGTGTGTTCGGGGGCGCGCTTCACGGGGTCACGCCCCAGCGCGCGGCGAGATCCAGCACGTCGTCGCAGTCGTGCCGGTCGCGGTGGCGGCACGACTTGCACCACTCCCACGAAGTCTCGGGCTCGGCCCACACCGTGTGGTGCCGTTCCAGCACGCGTCGGTCGGTGGTAATCAGGGCGAGCACGCGTGCGGGCTTCCACGCGTTCCAGTGGGCGACCACGGCGGCTTCGGCAGCGTTGGACACGGTCTTGATGCCCACGGTGACGGCCAGGCCACCCCGTGCTGAGGCGTTGGCGACCATCTCCGCCTTGTCGAGCGCGGCGGTGATGCGCTGCGCCAGGTCGCCGGTGGTCGTCATGCGGCACCGTCCACGTCGGACACGAGCCGGTAGCCGGTTCTGGTAGGCCAGAAGCGGGAGAGCAGAACCCGACTGCGACGGCCGCTGTCAACGTTCTCGACGTCCGCGTAGCGCACGTCCACGCGGACGATGCGGATCTGGCGGCCATAGTGGCGCTTGTCGTTGTCGGCCCAGATCTGGCCGACCTTCACCTTGGTCACGTCGTCGCCTCGCCCGGCTGCGGCGCGGGGTGGACGTGCTCGGCCGCGACGAGGGGGTACATGACCCGGCCGCCGTTCTGCTCGATGGCGAGCTCGACGTCGTCGCCGTAGACGTCGTTCACGACGGCTTCGACGTAGACCTTGTCGCCGGGCTTGAGGCCGCTCATGACGTTGCCTGCTTAGCGGCCTCAGCACGGGCACGTTCCTGGTTGCGCTCGTACACCTCAGCAGGAGGGGCCTCGCCCTCTGCGACGACGACGTAATCGAGGCGGTCCATGAACCGCTCACCGAATTTGGCGACGTACCTCTCGACGTAGAACCCGCTGGGGCCGACGTCACGCTGGCCCCAATCTCGGGACGAGGAGATGTGCGAGCACAGCACCTCGCCGTCCTCGGCGATCGCCAGCCATGTTTGCCAGTCGGTTCCGTTGCCGCTGTTGCACCACGCCCACACCTTCGCGGGGGCGGTCATGACGTCACCTCGCGGACCACCACGGTGTCCGCCGGGACCTGGACCTCGTGCCCGCACAGCGACACCAGCAGGTCCCCGTCACCGTCCGGCCCGCCCACGACGGTCACCGGCACGTACGCGGTGCGCCCGTCGTGCTGCCAGTCGTAGACGTAGACCCGGTCGGGCACCTCGGAGATGACGCCGGCCAGGAGGTCCCACAGCGCGGGATGGATCTCCGTGCGCCGTGCGAGCGCGATGCCATCGCCGCCGTCGGGACGGCGCAGCCAGACAGAGGGGTCGCCGTGCGCGTCCGGGGCGACGAACAGGTCCCCGGTGGTAGTGGTGGTCATGGCGGATCAGTCCTCCGTGAGGGTGTGGCCGGGGAAGTAGACGACGACGCCGTCGCGGCCGTCGTCGAACGGCAGGTTCGCCGAACGGGCCACGCCGTCGACGCCGAGTCGCCGCGCGACTCCCATCGCCAGAGCCGTGTCCCACGGGTCGACGAGGATGCCGAAGCACACGTCGGGTTCGAGGTGGGTGCGATAGGTGGTGACGACCGCGTCATCCGGGTCGGCGCCGATACCCGCGTCGACGACCGCGTCGACGACCGCGTCCCGGCGGTGCAGCGTCACGGTGCCCATCAGTGCGAGACGGTGAAGTCGCCGAAGTCGAGGCCGCCGAAGTCGCCGCCGGCGAGGGCCGAGAACACCGACCACTCACCGTTCCCGTCGTCACGCTTCACCGCCAGGGCCAGTTCGTTGCGGAGGAACGCCAGCCCCGACTTCGACACGATCTGCCGCTTCATGCGGACGATCACGGCGAGCCCGGCGGAGGGGCCGACGTAGCGGCCCACGTACTGCGTGTAGCCCTGCCGGGTGTAGAACGCCTCGACCTCGGCGGCGGCAGCGTCCGCGTCCCTCGCCGCGAGGGCGGCGCGGTACGCGGCGAGCCCGGCGTACGGCTCACTGTGGATGTGGCCGTCGGCGAACGTGTAGTGGCGGCGCCACTCGCGGACCCGCCCCTGCTCGGCCAACTCCGCCTCGGTGAAGATCAGGCGGTAGACGCCGATCACCGCGCGCAGCGCATCCTCGGTGCCGTACGGGACGACCGTGCCGTCGTAGTAGCGGGCCTCGAACGTGCCGTCGTCACGGCGAACCGCAGCCTCGACGAGATCGACCGTGCGTCTACCGGTGCGGCCGTCGTGCTGCCAGTCGTAGGTGTCATCGGAGGGGGCAGGGGCCGCCGGCTGGGCGTCGGCGTAGGAGACGCGGGTGTAGGAGGCGCGGTGGGTGACGCTGAGGTCGTGCAGCGGCACGTCGATCGTCTCGCCGACGTGCTCAGACAACCCGATGGCGTGAGCGACGGCCCAGTCGCTGCCGGTGACAGTGACGATGTACGGGATCCGCTCGTTGCGGCGGAGGCGCCATCGCCACCCGTCGCGGTGGCCGATGTAGACGACGATGTCGCCCACCTGCGGGGTCACGACTGCACCGCCGACTTGCGGGCCTCGATGGCCCGGTCGAACACCGCGAGGATCTCGTCCTTCGACTCCGCGATGAAGTCGTTGAAGTAGTAGAAGTTGCCCGGGACGTACCTCTGCTCGGGCGTCAGTGCCTCGTACAGCGCGTCGCTGATGTCGGACGGGTGGATCTCCGTCGCGCGCACGAAGCCGGACTCGCTGTCGGCCCCCGCGGCGGCCAGCACCGCGCCGACGGCGCAGCAGGTGCTGACGTCCGGGCGGAACGGAGTGCCCGCAAAGTAGGTGCCGTCCCGGTTCCACTCGTGCGTTGCGAAGTACTCGCGGCCCGCCACGAGCAGGTCGAGGACCTTGTCGCCGGACGCGGGGGCGGTCACGACTGCACCTCGCAGCGGGCGTGCCGCTCGGGCTGCTGCTCCCACTCGGCCGCAACGACACGAAGCTCGGCCCGGATCTCGGAGGCATCCTTCGGGAAGCCGCTGGCGTTCTTGTTGAACGGGTTGAGCGTCTGCCAGAACGTCTGCTGACGGCGAACCTTTTTCCCGCACACCTCGCACGGGACCGACTTGATGGCGATGTGCTTGACCTCCGCGAAGCGGATCGTCTGGTCGGGCATCGGATAGCCTCTCTGTGTCTGGGCCCCTCGCGTTTCTCTTGCCGGAGAGCGGGGGGCTCGGTCGTTGGTCAGGCGGCGTCGCTGTCTGGGGCGAGGCGGGTGGTGAGGAGCAGCCTCAGCCGGGTCATCTGCTCGGCGGTGAGGGGCGGTGCTTGCGCGGCGAGGGCGTCAGCAACGGCGGCCCACTCGGGCTCCGGCTCCGCCTCGGGCGCGGTCATGCGGCGGGCCTCCCGTCGGGCTCGCCGCCGGCCAGGACCGCCTTCAACAGATCAGTCCGCCGGATCCGGTACTGCCGCCCCACACGCAACGTCCGCACCGGGAACTCGCCCCGCTGCACCAGCGTGTACGCCGTGCGGAGGCCGATCCCGAACGCCCTCCCCGCGGTTTCCAGGTCGACGATCGCGGGGAGCTCCAACAGCTCCTCGTGCGTCATCCCGCCTGTCTGGGTTGCCATCTCGCCGTCCTCCCGAGGACCGCCGGGCGCATCATCTGATGACGGAGATCATGTCATCTAACGACGTCGAGTGTCAACAAGCTGCAAGTACTTCGCTTGAGGTAAAGGCGGGATAACCGTCCACGACGTGGTAAATCCTTAGACATGACCACGGGTGCGGAGTCGCGCTACAACGCGCTAGGCCAGTACGTCGAGCAAGAGAAAGGCAGCAAGTCACTAGCTCAGGTCGCCCGTGACGGCGGCATAAGCGACGTCCAGCTCGGCAGGTGGCTCCGCAACGACATGACGCGGCTTCCACCGACGGAGATCCTGCAGGCCATCGCATCCGGCCTCGGACGGCCCCTCGCCGCGGTCCAGCGGTACGCGCTCCTGGCCGCCGGGCAGGAGCCACCCGTGTCGTCCCTCAACACCGAGCAGCTCGCGGTCGTCGCCGCGATGGCGGGCGTGGACGCGTCGTGGCAGCGGGCGGTGATGGACGTGGTGCTGCGGATGCTCGAGGAAGTCGCCAGGTCGGATGAGCGACTCAACGGGCGCGGGTGAGCCGAAAGTTCATGTCGGCTGGTGACGCGGAACCCGGCACCCGCCGTGGGCTTGGCGTCTAGAGGCTTTCGAGGAAGTCGGTGGCGGCGACGATGGCTTCGGCGAGTGCCCGCATGCCGCCCGCGTCGGTGATCCGGACTTCGATGGGTCCGGTGGGGCGGACGCGGGTGATGACGACGGCGGGCGGCTTGGTGTCGGTGCCGCCGGGCGACGTGTAGCGGCGGACGGACACCCAGACTTCTTCGGTGCCGTCGTTGCCGCGGAGGGTGACGGTGCCGATGGATCGTTCGTGGGCGTGTTCGTCGTTGTCGTTGTGGCCGTGCCCGGGGTCGCCTGCCGCGAGCTGGCACCAGTCGGGGCAGGTGGGGAGTTGCGCTGGGGTCCGGGTCATGGGTCCGCCTCTCGTGGCCGGGGTGTCCCGGCGTTGCGCGTCGGTTTCCATCATGCGTCACAGGCGTCGCGCGGTGGGAGGTTTGCGGGCAACGCAGCTCACGATCGAAGGTCGCCGCGTGTTGATCGCCCGTCCCCTCAGGGTGACGGTTGCTGTCTGTAGACGCGTCACACCTTGACATTCGCGATCGCGAATGTCAAGGTGTGACATACTTCCTTACGCCGCTTGAAGGGACTGTCATGGACGAGCAGACACCGGGCACACCTCCGACCACCGAGCCGCCGCGCTTCGATGTGATGAACGGCTACCTGGTCGAGCACGTCGGCGGCTGCACCTGCGTCGGCGGCGGCGGGTGGCCGCACGAGTCGCACTGCGGGTGGCACCCGCACGGACCGGTGGAGGAACTGCTCACGCAGGCCATCCGTGGGAGCGAGGGGGCGGCCGAGCCGCGTGACGCCATCCATGCCGAGGTTTCTCGCCTGCGCGCCGAGGTGGAGAAAGCGCACCACGTGCTCGGCGCCAAGGCCATGGAGTTGCTTGAGGCCAACGCCGAGATCGAGCGTCTGCGCGGCGAGCTCGCGGTGGCCGAGCAGCGCGGCGCCGAGAAGGCTCTCCGCGAGGCAGCGGCCGTGCCGGGCTGCCGGGAAGAGGCGACGGGCTACGAGGACTTCGACAGCGCTGACGCATCCGCGGATGAGCACCGTCGTGAGGCCACCCCGTGAGCGCGGCGACGGTCTGGCACGCGTTTGTCGTCTTTGCCATCCTCGGGATCGCGGCGGTGGCACTGGCGGGACCGCTGGCGGTCCCGTTCCCGATGGCTCTGACGCTGGTACTCGGCTACCTGCGCGGCCTGGTACTCGGTTACCGGCGCGGCAAGGCGTCGTCGGCCGAGGCCACCTCGTGAACCCCGAGGGGGCCGCCCGGATCAACGAGGCGATTCCGGCCCCGGCCTTCCGGCGGTACGCGTGGGATGCGGCGCGCGAGGAAATACTTGGGGCCGAGGTCACTGATCTGCGTGCCGAGGTGGCGTCTCTCTCCGCCCTCGTGGTGAAGGCAGAGCGAGAGCGCGACAACGCCAGACAGGCGCGCCGCCACGGCCCCGGAACCGACCCGGCGGGCGCGGCGGAGGCGGCGCGTCACCCGAAGCGCGGCAAGGCGCACCTGCTCGTCGTGACCGATCCGATCTGGACGCGCTGCCACAGGTATGCCGGCGAGATGGAGCGGGTGCCCGCTGAGCTGCCCGCGCCCGAGGATCGGTGCCGCCTGTGCTTCCGTGAGACCACTCCGTGAGCGAGCAGACGCCGGGCACACCGATCCCCGCGATTCCCGCCGCGATCTACGCCCGCATCTCCCGCGACCGGGAAGGTGCGGGCCTCGGCGTCGAACGCCAAGAAGCCGACTGCCGCGAACTCGCCGCCAAACTCGGCTGGCACGTCACCGACGTCTACGTCGACAACGACCTGTCCGCCTACAGCGGCAAACCCCGCCCCGGCTACCGGCGGCTCCTCGCCGACATCGACGCCGGCCGCTACAGCGGTGTCCTCGTCTGGCACACCGACCGCCTGCACCGCTCCATCGTCGAACCCGAAGAGTACGGGGCCCTCTGCGAGAAACGCGGTGTCGTCACCCAGACCGTGAAAGCGGGGCTCATCGACTACACCACCCCCGCCGGATGGCTCCAAGCCCGCCTGCTCGGCGCGGTCGCCAGGTACGAAGTGGATCACCAGCGTGAACGCCTCAAACGCAAGAGCCTGGAACTGGCGGCGGACGGGGAGTGGCGCGGCGGCCGGCGACCGTTCGGGTACGCGGCGGACGGTGTCACGGTGGTCGAGTCGGAGGCGGCGGTCATCGCCGCGGCGGCGGACATCGTCCTGTCGGGCGGGTCGCTGCGCCGGATCGCGGCGGACCTGAACGCCCGCGGGGTGACGACGTCGACGGGACGGGCGTGGGCGCCGAGGGAGGTGGGGCGGGTCCTGGTGCGGCCGAGGAACGCCGGTTTGCGGCAGCACCAGAAGAGTGTGATCGGTGCGGCGAAGTGGCCTGCGATTTTGACGGAGGACACGTGGCGGGCTTTGTGTTCCCTGTTGGGGGATCCGGCGCGGCGGACGTCGCCTCCGGCTGGGCGTAGGTGGCTGGGGTCGGGGCTGTACGTGTGCGGGGTGTGCGGGGCGCCGATGCTGGTGTCGTCCACGACGACGGGGAGTGGGGTTCACAAGCCGGGGTACCGGTGCCGGCCGACTCGTGGGCATGTGTACCGGGATGCGGCGGCGGTGGACGGGTTCGTGACGCGCGCCGTGTTGGCGCGTCTGGGGCGGGCGGACGCGGCGGGCCTGCTGGCGGCTGGGGATCAGCGGCCGGATACGACGGCTCTGCATACGCAGGCTCAGGTGTTGCGGACTCGGCTGGACGAGTTGGCGGGGTTGTTCGCGGGTGAGAACCCGGCGATCGATGCGAGGCAGTTCGCGGCGGGGTCGCGGGATCTGCATGCCCGGTTGGAGGCGGTGCAGGATCGGATCGCGCGGGTGTCGCAGCGTTCGGCTCTGTCGGTGGTGGCTGGTGTGCCTGATGTGGGGTCGGTGTGGGCGGGGTTGGATTTGGATCGGCGTCGTGGGGTGGTGGATGCGTTGGTGACGGTGACGATCCTGCCGGGGCGGCGGGGCCGCCTGCCGGGCGGCGCCTATTTCGATCCGGCGGCGGTCGACATCACGTGGAAGGCGTGACGACCGGGTCGACGGCTCACACCGGCACCTCTGTTGCGGATTCGACACCCGGACCCGCCGCCCACATACCCGGCCGGCAATCAGGCTGATGCACCAACCCCTCCTCACCCAGCTCCCGCAACGCCCGAGACACCTGCGTCGCCTCGATCCCCAACTCCCTCACGATCACCTGCCGCCCCACCTGCGTGCCACGAAGCCGCAGATACTCCGCGACCTGCTGCTTCGCCGTCCGCGGCGCCGGAACCCCCACCGGCGGCTGCGACACCGCCACAGGCGCCCCCCGCTGGCCGGCGCCCCGCGCCCCGCCCATCCACGCGGCGAGCTCCGGCGACAGCGGCGTGAACGGCGTCAGTGATCCCGTCGTCGCCCAATGCGTCGCGTCCTCCACCAGCCACGTCCGCACCGGCGCCGGCCGCGCCCCCGGGCCCAGGATGTAGCCCATGCCGGCTGTTGACGAACGGTCGGGGAACTCGATCGGGATACTGACCGGGTCCACCGGGAGGCGCCCCGAGAAAGCGACCTGCCCCACGAGGGGCGTGCCCGTGCGGAGCACCACGACCTGCGACTTCACCATGTCCCGCAGGGTGCCCGACCCGCCGAGCTGGTCCAGCGTCGGAACGTGCGTGACAAGCCGAAGCTTGATGCCGCACTTGCGGGCCATCTTCCCGATGTCTTCCGCGCGGCCCTTCCCCTGCCCGGACGGCTCGTTCAGGAGTTCGTGGGACTCGTCGATCGTCAGGCACAGCAGGCAGAGCCGGTCCGCCGGATCTTCCCTCGTCGCCCAGAACGCCGGGTCGAAGTGGTCGAGGCCGTAGCGGGTGCGGCCCTTCTCGTCGGTCCATTCGTAGTTCGCCATGAACCGGTTCCGGGCCTTCATCTCCGCGTAGATGGCTTTCAGCAGCGAGAGGCCTTCGGTGACGTTCCGGGCGTAGCCGTGGACAGCGCGGCTCCCGTCCGGCTGGTCCTTCCACACCGGGAGGGACGCGCCTTCCTGCGGGTCGATGACGAACGACACCATCCAGTTGTGGCGTTCGATCGCGAGGAACATGTCCAGGAGCCGCGACTTGCCGGCGTCGGTTGTGCCCGCGATGAGGTCATGGACGGGGCCGGACCCGCGCCGGTAGTACCGGTACAGGGCGTGCTGCCCGTCCTGGTACAGAGCGACGGGCACGATCCCCGTCTCCGGGTCGAACAGGTGCGGCCCCGGCCACGGCAGCACGTTCCGCAGCGGGTTGTGTTCGTACACGGACACCTTGACCCGGTCGGCGCGCGGCGGGTCGACCGGTTCGAGGACGACGGACTGCGCGTCGAGGGAGAACGCGGACGCCACGTCTTCGACTTTCGCCATCGCCCGGGTGGCGGTGTTCTTGCCGGGTGGCAGGGAACTGGTGCCGGTCCAGCCGATCGGCTCGGAGGTGCCGCCGCCTGTGGTGACGCCGACGGCTTGGGCTCCGGCGGCGTACTGCGCGGCGGTGATGGGGAGCACGTCGTGGAGGACGGCTTTCGGTAGCGGCCCGTCGGTGCAGGCCACGTAGTCGCCCCACAGCTGCACGCGGGGGTCGTCGGCGGTGCGGGGGCGGATGCGGTGGTGGCTCCACCATCCGAGGCTCCACACGATGAAGCCGATGAGCAGGAACCCGGGCATCGGCGGCCCTGCGCCGGTGTTCGCGGCGGCGGTGAGCCACGCGGTGACGGCGGCGAACAGGGTCCACACCCACACGGCTTGGCGCCGCGGCACGGGCTTGCGTGGTGTCTTCGACGCGGGTTCCCACGGGAACCGCGCCGGCCAGCGGTGGAGGCGGCGGACGAGGACGGGTGCCAGCACGGTGGAGATGGCGAGGACGGTGGCGTACCCCTTCTCGGCGGTGGACAGGACGGCGCCGCTGATTTCCATGGCGACGGCGAGGTACAGGGGGGCGAGGCCGCGGCGGTGTGCCCATCCGAAGCGGCACAGCCGCCGGATGCCGCGCCAGGTGCGCCGCCACGCCGCGCCCTGCCGCGCCATCTCCGCCATCTCCCGCTGGTACGCCTTCCATTCGAGGCGGTCGCGGGGCGCGGCGAGGATGGGCGGCACGAGGGACAGGTGGCCCCGTTTCGGGGGCCACGCTGTCGGTGGCGCGGTGCGGCGGCCCACGGTCAGGAGTCCTGGTAGGCGGCGCGGTCGGCGACGACGTCGGCGTGCTCGAGGATCGCGCCGTGCCTGGCCTGGATGCCCTGTAGCGCCTGCTGGTTGGCGCCGTCCTCGGCCTCGACCGCCGCGAGCAGCGCCAGGTGTGCCTGCCGCCGGGCCAGCTTGGTTTCCAGCCGTGCGGCGGTCTCCGCGAGGGTCGCCGGGTCGAGCTTCATGGCCGCGAGGGACGCGGACACGGCGTCGATGTGCGCGACGTCCTGCGCGGCGCGCTGCGCGCCGGCCTGCGCGTCTTCGATCTCCGACGCGGACCGCTTGATGTCGTCCTCCAACTCCCGCATGTAGGCGGGGATGCTGGTGATCTCGGTGTGGGTGGTGGTCATGGGTGCGCTCCTCTGTGCGGTGGTGGGCTGGTTGGTGGGTGGCTGGGGTGGCCGCGGTTCGAGGGTGGCCGGGCGCAGGCTGGGGTCCGTGGCCGGTGCGGGGTCGACGTCGGGGGTGGCCATCTGGCGGCCGAGCCACGCGGCGCCGCGTTCCTTGCCTTCCGGCCACCCCCGACGCCATCCGGCCGTGAACTCCCGGCGGACCGAGTTGGCCGCACGGGCGGCGGCCGCCGTGCCGTGCAGGGTGGCCGCGGCGCCCTTGGCCACCCTGCGGCCGGTGCCGTGGCCACGACCGGGTCCCGCGGGGGTGGTCACCCCTCCGCGGCCACCCCCGCGGAGTGTCTGGCGGTGGCCGCGGCGCTGCACGTGCGCGTCCCGCGCGCCCCGCCACAACGCGCGGACCTCACCGACACCGTCCTCCACACCGCGGCCCAGGCCGTACGCGGCGGCGATGAACAAGATGAGAAGTTCCACCGGTCAGCCCCCCGCACCGAACAGGACGCCGATGCCCATGCCCACCCCGGACGCCAGGGCGCTCACGGTGGCCGTGGCCACCTGACCGAACACCCCCGGGATCATCGTCACGACCGCGGGCAGGACCAGGGCGGCGACGAGTGTCCGCCCGCTCACCTTGTTCTTCAACACCCCGACAGTGACCGCCGCGAGCGTGATCAGCGCGACGAGGCCGACGATCGTGGCGCCCGTGTACTGCCCGACGACGACGGACACCTTGCCGTCGACGTACCCCGCGCCGCGGTGCAGCCCCTGGCCGAACCCGGACCCGGCGAGGCCGGCCATCCCGGCGACGATGAGGAGGACGACGTACCGGGGCTGCCACCGGCCGACGATGAACCACATGATCCCGGCGACGACGAGGGCGCTCAGCCCCGCCGATGCGGAAATTCCCTGCCCGACGCTCATGCGCGGGCCCTCTCTCTCTGCTCGACGAGCCGGGTGAACGTGGTCTCCAGTTCGGTCCACGCCTGGTCGTGGGCCGGGACGGTGGCGCGGAGCCGCTCGAACGCGACGACGGCCCGGCCCTTGGGGTCGGGCACCTGCGTGAACTTCTGCGCCCAGAACTCGGCGCGGCGCTGGGCCTTGGCCCGCTGCCGGTTCGACGTCACCGCTTCACCCGCACGGCCCCGGTCGACGACACCCAGCAGCGCGCGGCCAGGTACCGGCCCGACCTGTCCTCGTGCACGTGGATGACGTACCGGGAGTACTCCCGGTCGGACAGCCGGTTGTCGTTGCGGACGCGGCGGACCATCTGCCGGAGCGTCGAGGCGAGCTCGTTGTCGTTGCCGGTGTCGAGGCTGTGCGCCTCCTCGACCTGCTCGAAGCCGTCGAGGTACAGCCGGACGAGGTAGTCCTTAGCTTTGCCCATGGCGGTTCTCCGTGACTGTGGGTGACGGTGGCAGTGACAGTGACACCCGGTGTGGCACCCGCGCCCGGGTCCAACGCCCAGACGCGCACGGGTACGCGCGCGGGCGCGCGAGGATGACACTGTGGGTGACGTTCGGCAAGGGGGCGGCGGTGTTCACAGGTCGCCGCCAGCGCCGTCCCGGACGTACAGGCAAGTCGAGAGGCTGAAACCGCCCGCGGCGACGGTGTAGCCCGTGCCGCGGAGCAGCGCGGTCAGGTCCCGCTTGATCTGCGTGCGGTACCCGACGTCCCCGAACGGGAGGGTGACCTTGGCGCAGCCGGGCATCCCGGTGGCCTCGACGAAGACGCCCATGTCGACGTGGAACCTGTCGGTGAGGGTGTAGCCGTTGTTGCGGAGCAGGATCTTGACCTGCTCGGCGAGGGTCTTGGCGTCGGTGGTGGTCACCGGTCGTCTCCGATGCGGTCGGTTTCCGCGCTGAACGGGCCCGGCAGGTCGGCCCGGCCGCGGCGACGCCGCGTGTTGTACGACAGCGGCCCGGCGTGGAACGTCCACGACATGCCGGAGTTGGACAGGTTCAGCCGCAGGAACGGGAGAACGGGGATCGACTTGCGGAGCCGGATCTTCATGTCAGGTCTTCTCCCTCTCGCCGCTGCCGCGGCGCGGCCGGTGGCTTGTTCAGTTCGATCGCGAGTTCGTACTCGGCGTACGTCCGCACCCAGTCGTCCGAACGCTCCGGGTACTGGGCCCGGATCCGTTCCACGAAGCCGGCGCGGAGCGCGGCTTCCTCGGCCAGCGTGTGGCGCCCGCTGAGGGGCCGGCCGAACTCGTCGGTGATGACGCGGCTCACCGGGCGTCCTCCTTCGGGACGGCGGTCAGGTGCGGCGTGTCCCAGTACCGGCGCACCGTGGTCCGCGGGATCCCCGTCTCTTCGGCCGTGGCTTTCTGCGACAGGCCACTCGCCTTCGCGGCGGCCACCCTGGCCGCCTTCTCCATGTCGGTGACCGGGATGGCTGGCCGCGGCGTGGCCACCGGCTCAGGCTCCGTGGCCACCCAGGGCTCGGACGTGGCCACTACCGGCGCCGGGGTGGCCACAGGTAGCGTGCCGGGACCCGGCACCGTGATCGCCACGGGCGGCGGTGTGGCCACGTCCCCCCGTGCGGGCATGCCGCCGGCCACCGCGGTCCGGTGCCGGGCCGGCGAGGTGGCGATGAGCGCGCCGGTGGCCATCACCATCAGCCCGTCGACCGCGAGCGGCCCCAGGATGACGGCCACCTTCGACTCGCCGTAGTACGCCAGGAGGCCGGACATGTGGAGGTACGACACGACGGCGGCCACCGTGGCCACGGGGACGAGGCCGCCGTAGCGGAGCCACAGCCAGCGTGCTTCGGCTGGCCACGCGGCGCGGGCGAGGACTTCGATGCCGACGACGAGGGCGACGGGCCAGAACACGGCGCTGATGACCGAGCCGGTGGGCGGGGTGAAGTCCGAGGTCGATCCGGCCGGTGGCACGTAGGAGTGGGCGATGTTCGCGGCGACGGATGTGACGGCGCCGAGCGCGACGCCGGTGTACGCCCAGCCACGTCCGGCGGTCACAGCTGGGCCGCGCGGAGGTCTGCGATCGCCCGGTCGAACACCGCGAGGACGTCGTCCTTCGACTCCGCGATGTGGTCGTTGAAGTAGGGGAACACCCGGTGAGGCGAGGACTCGGGCACCGCCCGGTCGAGGGCGGTGCGGATGAGGCGGTACGGCACGCCTGTCGCGTCGTACAGGGACCAGACGTGCCGGAATCCCGCAGCCGCCATGACCGCGCCCAACCCGCAGCATTTGGTGGAGTCGTCGGCAAAGAAGCCGCCGTCCTGGTTCAGTTCGACGTCGGGCCGGGCGAGGTAGTCGCGGCCCCCGATGAGGAGGCCGAGGATCTTCGCGTCGAGGTCGGTCACGTCTTCTCCTGCAGGTTGGGCGTCCAGCCCCGACGCCGGTGCGGACACACCGCCGGGGCCGGACGACTAGAGGTCGGCGGACGGGCGGCCGGCGCGGGCGGCGACACGGGCCTCCGCGGTCACGGCCCGGTCGGTCACGTACTGGAAGAGGCGCGTGAAGATCCCGAACGTGGCGAGGAGGACGACACCCGCCCACATCAGCGGATCCTCACCCGACAGCACAGCGCTCCCGCAGAGCGCGAGGCCGAGGATCAGCGCGACATCGGGGAGACGAGGCGCCTCGACGCGACGGAGCGCGGCGACACGACGACGGAACGCGGACATCTCAAGCCGCCTCTGTCATCGACTGGCGAACCCGCGCCCACAGGGTGCACGGCGGGGTCACGGCGGCTAGACCCTCGGCGCCCTGGCCGGGCACCACATCCCACACGGCGAGCCGCAGGTCCACCAGCAGGTCGAGCCTCCGCTCGGGCGCCGCCACCATGCGGTCGAGCACGGGTGCCGCGGCCTGCTCCACCTCGGGGAACTCGGTGACCCCAGCCCACGACAGCGGCGGCGGGACCCGGTCCCCGGCCGCGACCCGGACCTCCACAGCCGCCAGGAGCCAGAACAGGGCCGCCGAGTAGGCGTGCATCGCCGGGAGCGTGCACTCACCCGCGGCCACGTCCTCGTCCGTGAGGACGTCCGGGCCGAACGCGGTGTCGTGCAGCGCCGCGCACTCCCGCTCGTTGCTGGCGAGCAGGAGGTACAGGTCGTCCCGCTCGTCGGGCAGCGCGGAGAGGAGCTGGTCCAGGACGTACCCGGATGAGCGTTCGCGGGCGAAGTAGCTGCGCCGGGCGCGACGCGCTGCGCGGCCGGTAGGCCATTCGGGGTCGGTCCTGCGGAGGAACGCGGGCAGACGCACGGTCGGCTCCTAGGTGAGGAGGGAACGGTTCAGGTCAGCCCGAACCAGCACCGGGCAAGGGAATCTGGTGTGGCAGACCGGACACGTCCCGGTCCCGTGGTCGTCGTGCAGGCGGAACGCATCCGTGACGAGCCGGTCGAGCTGCTGCGACGCCTCCGACCAAGGGGCGGACGTGCGCTGCGGGATGTGAACTGCGGTTGCGGTCATCGACTCGCCCCTTCCGGGCGACGGCTCCACCTGCCACAATGAGACTCACCCACTTAAGCGCGTATGTCAATAGGCGCACAAGTTCCCGTCACCTACTGACGCGCGCCCAGAGAGGACCCGCCGATGACGAGCATCAACCCGAGGTCTGACCGGCCACCGTTCAAGCAACTCGCCGACGCGCTCCGCGAACGCATCACCGCCGGGGAGTTCCCGCCCGGCGCCCTGCTGCCGTCGCAGCAGACGTTGGCGGCGGAGTTCGGGGTGTCGGCGACGACCGCGCGGCAGGGGTTGACGCTGCTCAAGTCGGAGGGCCTGATCTCGTCGGCGCAGGGCCGGGGCTGGTTCGTGCGCCCGCACCGGGTGGTGCGGCGGCGGGCGTCGTCGCACTACGAAGACGAGCGGGCGCAGTTGTCCCGGCCGGCGGATGCCCGTGATGACGCGCCGTTCACGCATGGGCACGAGTTCCGGGATTGGCAGTTGGGTGCTCATGCCACGGTGGTGGGGGCGGACGACGACCTGGCGGGGGCGTTCGGGGTGGAGCCGTTGACGCCGCTGCTGCGGCGGACGTTCGTGTTCTTTTTCGATGAGGGCGGGGGGATGGAGCCGCACCGGCGGTCGTTCAGCTACCTGCTGATGGGCGATGTCGGGGGGACACCGATCGTGGATCCGGCGAATGAGCCGTGGCCGGGGGGGACGATGGCGCAGCTGGATTCGGTGGGGGTTGTGGTGGATGCGGTGGAGGAGGTGGTGTCGGCGCGGATGCCTGCGTTGGATGAGGTGGATGAGCTGGACATCGATGAGGGTGTGCCGGTGTTGTGTGTGCGGCGTCGGATGTTGGCGGGGGGTCGGGTGGTGGAGGTGTGCGACATCGTGATCCCGTCGGACAGGGTGGATTTGCAGTACGTGATGGAGCTCGGGTCGTGAGCGCACGCGGCGGCACCGGCCGGGGCAGGTCCAAGGAGGCCCGCGACATCGAGCGTGCCGTCACCAAGGCGGGCGGCACGGTAGACCGGACTGGCAAGGGGCACCTGCGCATCAGCGGCCCCGGGGGCATCGCGATCGTGGCATCCGACCCCGGTTCGAACCGGCTCGCGAAGACGTACGAGACGATCCGCGACAAGACTGGCCTCGACGTCCGGTAAACGGGACAGCACGCAAAGAGCCCCCCTCATCCTCCGAAGAGGACGAGGGGGGCTCTTTGCGTGCACGGTGCGAGGTGGGGTCAGGACCGGTTCTCCAGCGCCTCCACACGCCCCTGCAGCAACACCAACTCGGAGTTCGTGTTGCTCGCATACTCCGACATCGACTTGAACAGACCCTGCACCTCGACCATCTGCTCATCCAGCACACGTATCTGGGCCGCCTGCTTGTTCACCGCGGCCTGAGTGCGCTGATGCGACGACGACACACGCGACACGCGATCGTTCACCGCACTGATCAGCTTCCGCAGAAGCTCCATGGGGGTCTCCTTCTCGATGAGTCCCTTCGCGTCCCACAGAGCGAAGGTCCGCCGCGCGAACGTCAAATCGGTCGCCTGACTGCGGTAGATCGCCACGTGGAACCAGTCGACGTGACCCGTACCCGTGTACCGGACCCACTTCCAGCCGGTGGAATCCGCCGCGTACATGGCCACACCGGTGCCCTTGGCGTCGCCGATCAGCTCCGCGACCTCCGGCAGCCGACCCGCCGCGCGTTCAGCACGCAGCCACCGCAGGAACGCGGGCGCCGCCGGCCAGCCGGTCACCTTCTTCCCGAACAGGTTCTTGATGGGGGTGACACGGACGTCGAGGGCGCACGCGGTGTCCGACGGCCCGTTCGTGTCGCCCGTGCCGGTGATGGAGTAGTCCGTGTTCCCGCGGGCCCGGATGTCGGCGCGGGACAGGTGGTAGCCGTAGCCGTGGCGGGCGTCGCCGATGATGCCCAGGAATCCGGCGCCGAGCCGGTCGAGGTGCGTCTTGCACTCGGTGAGCGCGGGCGCTTCCCGTGTCATGGCGGCGTGCCTCTCTTTCGGTGGACACGGCCCGCCCCGCCCCCGCGCCAGGCAGGGACGGGGCGGGCCGTGTTGTGGGGCGCTACGACACGATGAAGGCGAGCACGTCGCCGAGGGTGACGACGACGCCGTGGAGCAGGCCGATCACAGGGGTGAGCACGGTGGAACCTCCTCTCAGAACTCGGACTGCCCGGCCGCGGGTCCGGCCGGTGCGGGGGCGTTCGGGACCTGACGCACACCGAGGACGGTGACGATGGCGACGATGGGCGCGATCCACGGCTGCCACGACTCGGGCAGCGCGGCGACGTTGATGACCTCGAACACGCCGCCGAGGAACGCGACGGTGGCCTTGGCGTAGTTACTGAACACGGGATCTCCTGAGTTCTGGGCCCGGAGTGGCCGGGCCTTGGCGGTGAGGGTGACGATGACGATCCGCGCGCCCGGCGACCCTGCCGGGACAACGTGGTCGGTGCGGACGCCGTGGGCGTCCCAGTCCGACCCGGTGCACCACACGCAGGTGACGGCGGGCCGGGTGATGAGGCCGAGTTGGTCTTCGAGGGCGCAGTGCACGAACCGGTGCGTCAGGGTCCGCAGCTTCAACCGGCGGACATCGGGGGCGTCCCATTCGCCGCGGTGGAGCACGGAGGTCGCGGTGAGGACCGTGCGGCGGAACCTCATGGGCACGGTGGGACGGCGATGTGGTTCACCCGCAGGGTGTCTTCCAGGATCGCCACCCGCTTCCGCAGGCGCGTGTTCTCCTCGTCGGCCTCGTCGACCCGCACGTCGAGGCGGGCGATCTCGGTGCGCAGCCGGTTCGCGATCTCCCCGTCGGACTGCTGCGCCCGCAGCGCCGCCCCCTGCTCCCACGCGCGCCGGAGTCGCCGGTCCACGGCGATCGCGGGACCCAGCACCGCCGCCGTGGAGATGAGCGCCACGAAGATCGTGATGAGCCGGTCAGGCCACATCGGGGCGCTTCTCCGTGAACACGTCGACGGTCTGGTACACCCACAACGCGAGGAGGGCGAAGATGACCGCCCCGGTCCCCGCGCCGGCCGACGCCGGGTGCAGCACCCCGAACCGGCCCGCCATCCACGTCGCCATGAAGCACGCCGCCCACACCGCGGGCATCGCGTACAGGGCCCCGAAGCCGAGCCGCCACCAGTGCATGAACCCGCACACCACCGCCGTCGACCCGGCGAGCATCCACGCCGTGGCCCACACCCACATGGGTGCGAGGTACAGCGCAGCCGCGAGCGCCCGTTGCCGCTCCGGCGGGACGGGCTGCAGCGCGTACTGCAACCCCAGCAGCAGGTACAGGGCGCCGCCGGAGAACAGCCACCTCCCGCGCGCACCCAGGCGCAGACGGCGGGTCACGTCGACACCCACCGCACGGTGCAGAACGACCGGAAATTGTTGGATGTGAACGTGTTCAGGGCGCCGCCGGAGCTCTGAAGGGCGTAGATCTCCAAGTAGTCCCCCGCGACGACGCTCATGGACCCGGACACGGGGATCGACGTCTGCGACGACGACGGCGGTAGACGGCCACCGGTCTTGTACGTGACCGCGTTCTTGTACGCGGCGGCGAGGCGGTAGCCGGTGGTGTTCGCGTCGAACGTGATCGCGCCGTCGTACTGGTACCAGCCGGGCGTGATGAACGTGATCCGGGTCGTGTTCGTCACCGTGCTGTGGGTGCCGTCGGAGTCGTAGCCCTCGGTGTCCCACGCGACCGCGGTGAGCGAGTTGTTGGGCAGGGACTGGGCCACGTTCTGCGACAGGTCCACGAGCGGCGGGGCGAGGAGGTAGTTGAGGGCGTCGCGGACACCGTTCATGTACGCCGCGGTGACCACCTCACCCACGACCCAGGTGCGGGGGACGGGTACGGCCATCGTCGCCCCCTCTCAGTACGCGAGTTGCGTGGTCACGTCGAGCTGCCCGTAGGTGGCGTCCTCGAGAATCCACACGCTCGTGCCGATCGCCGGTGACAGGAGGAACGTCGTCACCCACGAGTCCTGGTCGACCGCGTGTTCCACCGACTCGACGAAGAAGTCCAGCGAGATCGCCGCCCCGGTCTTGGGGCGCCGGTTCACCGTCACCCGCGTCCCGATCTCGCACCCGAGCGCCGCCGGCCACAGGGCGGTGTTCGCGGACGGGATCAGCCGGATCTGCTGGACCCGCAGCTGCGGGTCCTTGTGGGCTTGCAGGAACCAGTTCGCCGCGTCGGCGACTTCGAGGTCGGACGCCACGTTGTGGGTGCGTTGCAGGGAGCGGGGGAAGTAGGTGAGCTGCGACGGGTCGTCGGCGACGGTGGCGGCGATCCCGCCGGGCCGGTCGATGGCGATGTCGTTGAACACCTGCCCGGGGTCGAAGTCGAACGCGATGTCGTCTTCGTACGGGAGTTCGCCGGGGCCGTCGCCGAACACGAACGACGAGGTGAGGCTGAGGTACCGGGAGGCGCGGTCGGCGTACCGCACCGTGCCGGACCCGTCGACGAACAGGTTCCCGTTCTCGCTGACCGCCACCGACCGGACGGCTTCCAGGACGGTGGTGCCGTCGGTGAGGTTCGACACGCCCATCGGCGACAGGCCGGCGTCGATCGCGGTGGGGCCGGTGTAGCCGTGCGCCACGTACCGGGCCACGCGGGTCCCGGACAGTTCACCGGGGTAGCCGGAGCCGCCGTTCCACAGGGCGGTCCGCTCGGTCCCCGTCAGTTGCCGCCGCCACACCGCGAGGTGCGACAGCTGCGCCTGCACCAGCGAGTTCCCCGTCGTGAGGGGCTGCCCCAGGGGGACGCCGACCTCGACCCACGTCGCGGCCATCTTGGGGGTGGTGCCGATCGCCGCGGAGGTGAGGAAGTACGCGTCGTCGATGCCGAACGTGACGGTCATCACGCCGGGGGCGGTCACGTCCACGATCGCGACGAGCAGGTGGTCCTTGCCGTCCCAGATGGGGATGCCGGTGAGGAACGTGTTCACGTTGAACGCAGTCGTCCCGGTCTCGGCGTTCACCTCGAACGACTGCGCCCCCACGCCGGGCGTGTTGCTCAGGTACATCCCGAGGGTCGTCTTCCCGTAGCCGTACTGGGAGCGGCCGGTGAACGCGAAGATCCGCTGCCCGGGGGAGTTGGGCGGGTCGACGGCTTTGAACCACGCCGCCATCGTGATCTGCCACGCCCCGGTGTCGGCGCCGACGTCGACCCCGGTGGTGAACGTGCCCGGCAGCCCGGCTTGCAGGCCGCCGCCGGAGTAGTCGGGGAACGGGGCCGTGGGGTTGATCAGGACCCCCACGCCTTCGGGGTCGCCGCCGAGGGTGGACGTGGACCCGGCTTCCGGGAGGGCGCCGCCGTACTTCGAGATGCGGGCGGTGAGCGGCGGCCCGTTGTTGCCGGACGCTTCCGCGAACGTTGTCGACCCCTGCGGCTCGTTCAGCGGCCAGTAGTAGTCGGGGTGGGTGTCGAGAACAGCGGTGAGGAGCTCGGCGCGAAGCCTCCGGTTCTCCATGACGGCCATCGCGTCGACGGACGTGGTGTCGGTGACGGACCGGAACCCGGCGGACTCCCACCGGGCGGGCCACCGCTCGATGTAGCCCTGGTGCAGCGGGTACAGGACGGGCCCGGTCGACGTGAACGTGCCCGCGGTCGACCCGAATTCCAGTTGGTAGTCGTCGATCCACACGTGCTGCCCGGCGGTGGAGCCGGTGGCGGGGGTGATACCGAAACGGTGCGTGTCGAGGGTCGCGTCGAAGACGTAGGTGAGGCGGACGTATGTCCCGGTGGAGGAGGACGTCTGTCCCGCGGCGACGACGGTGGACGTGCCGTCGGTGTCCAGCAAGGTCACGTTGGGGGTGCCCGCGGTGACCCACACGTACAGGGAGAACGTGTACCGGGTGCCGGGGATGAGACGCCGGACCCGCACATACACCTTCGGGACACCGGCCGACGCGGTGGGCCACGTCACGTCCAGCGCCTGCCCGGCGGACCGGACGTGGGTGGAGTTGCGGACGAACGTCGGCAAGGTCGCGCCGCCGACGAACCACAGGGACGAGTTGGCGGTGAACTGCGGGTCGTACCCGTCGACGAACCCCGGCTCGCGCCCGTTGGCCGAGTTCAGCAGGTTCCCGGTCAGGGGCCACGCCGCGTAGGCCCGGAACTGCCGCATCGGCAGCACATCCGGGGCGTACACGCCGGCCGTGTTCGCGGGCGACAGGTTCTCGTTCGTGTTGTCGAACACCACGGTCGCGGTGCCGGTCTGGTTCTGGTCCAGCTCGTACTGGCGGCCCCGCTTCGTGGCGAGCGCCAGCATCGGGTTCCCGGTGCGGGACACCTCCTTCCACAGTGCGGTGGCGGTGGGGTCGTTGGGGTCGGCGTTGAACGCGACCTGCGCGGCGAGCGCGGGCCGGTTCGGGTTCTGCGCCATCACGCCAACCCGGAGGTGCCGGTGCGCTGCTTACGGCGCTGCGCCGCCGGGACCAGCGCCTCCACCAGCCGGTGCCCGTCCACGTTCAGCTGCACCACGATCGGCCGGTCGTCCCGATCCGGCCACGACGTGCCCGCCGCCCGGCCGGGCGCGCGGTACCCGCCGCCCAACGCGAACTGCGGCGACGGGGCCAGCCCCGCGACCGCAGACTGCACAGCCGACGCCGCCGCCAGCACCCCGCCGGCCAGCGACAGGCCGAAGTTCTCGCCGATCCCGTGACCCACCCGCGAAGGGGACCGGATCTGCAGCGCCTTACGGATCTGCGACGCCATCAGCCGCGCCAGGCGCAGCATCGCCGCCGCCAGGTGCTTCTCCTGCGACCGCAGGCCCCGCACCAGCGCAGCCGCCGTGCTCACCCCGGCCGCGTACATGGCGTTCCCCGCGACCGCGCCGAGCCGCTTCGCCGCGCCGGCCAACTGGGACTGCAGCCCGTTGGCGCGGTCGATCGCGTCCTTCCCACCACCCGCCAGCGCCAGCGCGTACCGGTACCCCTCCTCGGGGCCCTTCTGAATGATGTCGTCCAGCGCGCGCGAGTTCAGGCCGCCCTTGCGGAGCTGGTCGATGACACCCGAGAACTGGACGACCTGGCTGATCCGGGCCTGCATCTGCGCCAGCAGCATGTCCGAATTCAGCGGCCCCTCACCGGTCGCGGCGGTGATCGAGGCGAACCCGGCAACAGAGTCGGCGACCTTCGCCGCGTAGTCGGCGCGGGCCTTGAGGACCTTCGTGTACGCCTTCTCGGCGTCGGCGAGCCGCTTGATGATGATGTCGCGGCGGCGAGCGAGACGTTCCAGGGCCGAGTCCTCACGCGTCAGGACCCGCATCAGACCCGACGAGGCGCCCCGCAGCCCGGACGACATGGCGGCGCGGACCCCGTCGATCAGCTTCTGCGCCGTCTTCACCACGGTCTTCGTGGACGTGTGGATACCGAGCGCGAGACCGTGCGCGATCGCCTGCCCGAGCACGGCGGTGACCCGCGACGGCGACGAGATCCCCAACATGGACCGGATCTTCTGCGGGATCTTGTCGACCAGGGACCGGACCGCGTCCAGGACCCGATGCGCCGCGCCGCGGATACCGTTCGCGAGGCCCTGCACGAGCGCCGCACCGACACCCGAGATCCGGCCCGGGATGCTCACGATGAAGCCGATGACCTTCGCGGCCATCCCCGCGACGGCCTGGATGATGCTGACCACCTTCGCCCGCACACCCGTGTACATGCGGATGAAGAACCCGACGACCATCACGACGCCCTGACCGAGCATCCGGTAGTAGCCGATGATGAACCGGACCGCCGCCATGATCCCCGTCTTGATGCCGTTCCAGACGGACAAGACCGCGGGCAGCAGGGTCCCCATGAACCACCGCGCGACCGCCATCGCCGCGGCCTTGATGCCGTTCCACGCCCCGGTCACCACAGCCCGGAACGTCTCCGACCGCTTCCACGCCACCACGAACATCGCCACCAGGCCGACGATCGCCATGATGACGATCCCGATCGGGTTCGCCGTCAGGGCCACGTTCAAGATGGCCTGCACCACGATCCATGCGATCGTCGCCGCACGAACCAGCGCCAGGATCGTGGTGTAGATGCGGAACGCGACGACCATCGCGGTGACACCGGCGACGACGGGGATGATCCAGCCGCGGTACTTCATCAGCCAGCCACCGAACGAGGCGACGGCCGGGACGACGGTGCCGGTGAGGAACGACGCGAACGCCTTCAACGCCGGCAAGATGTCGGCCTTGAAGAACTGCCCGAACTGCAGCGCCTTCACCCCGGCGTTCGACATGAACCCGGCGAACCCGGCCCCGGACGCGGTACCCGAGCGGAGAGCGGTGATGAACGACTGCACCCCCGGCAGCAGGGTGGTGGTGAAGAACGTGGCGAGGCGGTCGATGGCCGGCAGGACCATCCCGCCGAGCATCTCCTGAAAGTTGCCCCACGCCACGCGCGCCTTCTCGGCGGGGGTCGACGCGGCAGCTGCGGCGCCGCCGAACTCCTTGCTGAGCTCCGCCAGGATCAACTTTTGCGCGCCGAGGGTGTCCCCCGACTTGACCATCGTCTTGATCTGGTCCTTCTGCGACGCCGTGAACGACACACCGACGCGCTGCAGCGCGGTGACGCCCTTGATCGGATCGTTCAGCGCCTTGCCGAGCTGGATGCTCGACGACTTCATGTCCTGCCCCAGCGCGACCGACATGTCCACGGCGGTCGTCGTGGCCTGGTTGAAGATGTCGTTGTTCTTCCCGGCCGCGTTGTGGATGTTCGTGAACGTGAGCAACAAGTTTTCGCCGGACTGGATGGCCTCGTCGTCGACACCGGTCTTGTTGGAGATCGCCGTCGCCAGGTCCCCGACCTGCACCGCGGTCAGCTTCGCCGCGCCGCCGGTCGACTTGATGACAGCGTTCGTCAGCGCGCCCACCTTCGCCGACTCGCGCGCCCCGGCGATCGACTCGGAGAAGAACGTCCGCACGCTGCCGAGTGCCTCGCCGGCCAGGCCGACAGCGGCGACACCGACGCCCAGCAGCGCGCCCTTCGCCACCCCCGACAGGCCGCGGAAATGCCCCGAGCCTTCCTTCGAGAACCGGCTCAGCTTCCCGCCGGACCGGCCCATCATCGCGTCGAAGTGACCCGACTTGCCCTTCAACTCGGCCCACACCGGGGGGATCGCCACGAGCACCCCCCGCTACTTCTTGTGGATCGCCTTGGCCCACGCCTTCTCCCACGTCGGCGCGAACTTCGGGTACGCCCGCCGGAACGCGGGCTCGAAGTACGGGAACCGGGCTTCGAGGGGGCCCTTCTTCAAGTTGTTGATGTTGCCGCCGACACCGACGCCACCGACGTAGCCGTGGTCGGCGGTCCGCTTCGGCCTGCGCACCGAACCCACACCGCCGAGCAGCGCCCCCGTCAGCTTCCCCGGGCCGCCGCCCCGCGGGTGGTGACCGAACCCCAGGTCCACCGCGGCGCCGGTCCGCGACGACTTCCCCCGGTGCCCCCACCGCGGCCCGCCGCGCAGACCCTTCCGGACCTCCCGCTTCAACAGGTTCTGGTTGGCGCGCAGCGCCGCCAGGGTGGCCTTGTCGGCGCGTTTCGCGGCGGCGGCCAACTCCCGGCGGGCGTCCTCGATGCCCAGGAACACGATCTCGCTCACGCCCTCGCCGCCTTCTCCTCCGCCTCCGCCCGGACCCGCTCGTGGACGTCGTGGATCGCCAGCAGCCAGTCGATCGTCAACGCCGGGGTGTCGTCCACCTCTGCCGGACTCATCCCGAGCTCGGCGACGCAGCGGTAGGTGCGGAGCAGCGGCGGCAGAGGCCCCCGGACCTCGTGGCCCTGCAACGTCTGCCGCAGACGCGTCAGGGCCCAGTAGGGGAAGCCGGGTCCGTCACACCATCCGGGCCCATCGCGGCCATCTTCGTCTGCATCCGCCCGTACAGCGGCGCGACGGCCTTCTGCAGCGCGTCGTAGCAGTCCCCGGGCAGATCCATCAGCGACTCCATCGTCACCGGCAACTTCGCGTCACTGTCCTCGGCGTGGAACGACCAGTCCGCCACGAACGCGATCACAGCCAGATCGTTGATCTCCGACATGACCCCGAGGACACCGAGGGCCGCCAACTGCTGCTCCTCCGACATCTCGTCCGTGTCGTCCCGGGCCGCCATCGCCGCGAGCTGCGGATGCGCCGCGAGCACCTCCGCGGTCCTGACGTTGACCGGCCTGCGGAGCCGCTCCGGAACGTCCTCCGGCTCCCGCAGCAACGCCGTGTGACCGCGCGGCAACTGGGCGACGGTGCTCACTTGTACACGCTCGCCGCGATCGCGTTCTGCAGCGTCGCCTTGATCGGCGAATACCCGGCCGACGCGCCCACGTCCGTCGTGTTCGCCAGCCCCTTGTACGTGACCGAGATCTCCACATAGTCCTTGCCGCGGCCCACCTCCGCCGCCGTGTACGCGCACTTCGTCATGTGCAGCAGCACCTGCGTCAACGCGGCAGCCGCGCCCTGCTGAAAGCTCATGTCCAGCGCCGGCTTCGTGTTCGTCAGGTACCGGGTCAGTTCGGTGTCGTCCTCCATCACCGCCGTGAACTTCCCCTCCACCGTCACCGGCCCCGCGAAGATCTTGTACGGGTCCGCCGACCCGTCGCCGGTGTGGATGGGATCCGCCGGGCGCTTGATGGTGCACTCCGCGTCGGTCACATAGTTCACGACGGACCCGCCGATGGAGATGACACCGATCCACGCCGCCATCGGGGTGACCGCGGAGTAGGTGGGGGTCGGGTTCGTCGCCGTCGCACTGGCGTAGCCGGTGGCCTTCGCCGAGTAGGTGAGCAGCCCGTCGGCGGCCCACTTCAACCCGACCTCGGAGAACTTCATCCCGGCGTACCGGCGCGTCGTCGCGGCCCCCGTCATGGCGTAGTAGTCGGAGATCGTGTAGCTGGGCGGCTGCGCATCGCCCGTGTTCAGCACGGCCATCGCGTGGGAGAACGGCGCCGACGCCCCGGTCGTCGTCAGGTCCCCCAGCACCCCCGTCAGGAGGAACCCCAGCGTGTCGGGGAACGCGTCACCGTCGAAGTCGTACGTGGCGACCTTCACCCCCGCGATCGTGTCGTACTCCGACACCATCGACCCGCGCATCCCCTGATCCACGAGGTAGGTGATGTCGTCCTTCGGGGTCATCGTCGACACGGGGATGAAGTGGGTGGCCGCGACGGCGGTGCCGGGCGTCGTTTCCTTCCCGATGCCGATGTACGACCGCAGCGACGGCTGGGGCATGGCCTACTCCTCCGTGGTGTCCGGCGCTGCCGGAGTGGTGGTCGACGTGTCGTCGGGCTTGTCCCTCTTCGGGGCGGCGGCCTTCTCGGTGAAGCGGTACTCGTCCGGGTTCTCGTCGAACTCGAACTCGACCCCGTCGTACCCGTCCCTCTTCGCCCCGGGCCGGATCCCCAGGCTGGGGTAGTAGTGGTCCGGCTCACCGGTGTAGCGGTACGTCTTCGACATTGCCCTCGCTCCTCAGATCGCGGCGTAACACTCGATGGGGACCGTGCACTCGGTGATGTAGCCGAGGACCGCCGGACCGTTGTCGGCCAGCGCCGGTCGGGGTTCCAGGTCGTGGTCACCGGGCCGCGCGCGCAGCACCCGCCCGCCGCACGTCGGATCCGCGCGGACGACGGCGATGACCGTGTCCACGAGCGCCGCGCAGGCTGTGTCCGCCTCGACCGGGTTGTCCCCGCCGCGGGCCGACCCGACGTACACCTCGACCGTGTACTCCTCGTGCAGCCACCCCGCGCCGCCGCCGCCCACCAGCGCGGCCACCCGGATCGTGCGGCGGACCGCGCCGACCATCACCAGGTCGTCCGGGCCCGCGCCCAGCGGGTCGTTCCACGCCACCAGCACCGGCGCCACCGCCGCCGTCAACTGGTCGAACAGCCACCGCTTCACCCCCGGCGCCGTACTACCCGGGGGGAGCACCGGACCCGTCATCAGGCGAACCCGGGTGCCTTACGCGGATCACCCAGCAGACCCGACACCATCCGCGGCACCGCGTACCCGGCGGGCGTGTACACGCTGTCGTCACCCGGGATCCCGCCCAACTGCGGGCGGCCGGCCTGCTGCCCGTTCTGCCACAGGTGCCGCAGCAGCTCCCGCGCCGCCAGCAGCACATTCCCCGGGATGATGCTCACCCCGGCGACGTACGTGACCCACACCTGCCCGTAGAACGGCATCGGGTAGCCGCCAGCCGAGCGGCGCTCGATCGTCCCCGTCGCCGCGTCGTACGTGTAGGAGAACGCCGACGACAGGTCCGGGGTGGCGACCGGGTCCAGGGGGAACGGGGCCGCGCCGCGGTACTCGAGCACGGACGTGATGGAGATGACGGGCTGGTGGTTCAGGGAGATGGTCTGCGTCCCGGGTTCGTACTGCTCGACCCAGGTGCGGGGAACAACGGACCCCCAGTGGTCCTCGATGACACGGGTGACGCCGTCGATGTAGTCGCGGATCACGTCGTCCCGCGTCCGGTCCGACGACGGCAGTTTCAGTGTCGCGCGGGCGTCGTCGAGGGACATCAGGATCGGGTTCGGTGAGGGCCGGGCATCGAACACGTCCGTCACGCTGGCCGCGTTCAGGCCGGTGGCGACCCAGCGGACGGTGTGATGCCCCGGCTGGACGATGGTGTACGCCGCCGTGTAGAGGCCGGTCGACACGTTCGTCACGCTGGGGGTGACCACGGTCAGGTCCGGCAGCGTCACCGTGCACACGACGGCACCGGCGTTCGCGAGGGCACCGGCGGCGTCTCGCGTGTTCACGGCCAGGGGGGCCGGGTCACCCACGTCGTACGACACGGCTACACCTCCCTGATCGTCGGGCGGCCTGGGGTGGCCGGTGTCATCGCCGGGTACCCCAGGCCGGTCACGGCGGTGACCGTGGCCGTGGGGGCCGTGGCCGCCGCCGTGGCCGCCCTGGCTGTCGCGACGACGACGATCCCGGCGCGGAGAACTGTCGCCACGTCCATCACGCCGGGGGACCCGGTGGTCCCGGTGGCGGTGAGGGTGACCGTGACGGTGAGGGCCGCGCCCGCGGTGGAGCCGCGGGTGGCGCCTGCGGTGGTGGTGGCGGTGACGGTGAGGGCCGCGGCGCCTGGCAGGGTGAGCGCCGCAGCCGCGGCCCGGGTGGCCGTGACGGTGAGCGCGGCGTCGGCCGGTGCGGTGCGGACACCCGTAGTCGCGAGGGTCGCGGTCACGGTGAACACGGCCACGCCGGTCGGGTTCGCCGCCGCCGTCCGCGTCGCCGTCACGACCAACGCCGCCCCGGCCGCGGCCACGTACGTGCCGGTGGCCGCCAGGCTGGCGGCCACCGCCAGCGCAGCCGTGGCCAGCGCCGACGCGGTGGCCGACGCGGCCAGCCCCGCCGACACCGTGAGGGCCGCGTCACCCGGGCGGACCGCCAGACCGGCAGCCGACAGGGACACGGTGGCCGCCAGAGTGGCCGTGGCCACGTCGGTGACCGCAGCCGTGGCCGCGAGGGTGGCCACCACGGCCACCGGCGCCTGGCCGGTGAACGTCCCGGCGCCGGCTGCGGACAGGACGGCAGTGACGGCGGTCGCCGCCCCGGCCGCCGCTGTGCGGGTCGCTGCCGCCGCGAGCGTGGCGGAGACGGTCAGCGCCGCATCCGCACCCGCCGCGCGCACACCGGCCGCGGACAAACCCGCGGACACGGCCAGTACGGCGGCGCCGGGCAAGGTGGAGAACCCGGCCGCCGAGGCCGCCGCGACCGCCGTGAACGGCGCGTCCACCGCAGCCGTCCGCGTCCCCGCCGCCGCGAGGGACACGGTGACGGCCAGCGCGGCGGCACCGGTCACCGGCACCGAACCCGCCGCCGCCAGCCCGGCCGTCACAGCCAGGGCAGCGTCCGCCGCGGTCGCCCGGCCACCCACCGCCGTGGCCGCCGCCGTCACCGACAAGGCCGCATCGACGGTCGCCGTCTTCACGGCGGTGGCCGACAGTGTCGCCGTCACGTTCACCGCGGCAGCGGCCACAGCCGTCACGGCGTCCGCAGCGGCCAGCGTGACCGTGGTCGCCAGTGCCGCGCCCGTCGCCGCGGTCGTAGCTCCCGCAGCCGTCAGGGTCGCGGTGGCCGCGAGGGTCCCGCCGCCGGCCGCCGTGACGGTCCCAGCCGCGGGGGTGGTGGCCGTCACCGCGAGGGCTGCATCGGTGGCCGCCGTACGGGTGGCTACGGCGGACAAGCCTGAGGTCACAGCGAGAGCCGCGTCGGCCATCCGCGTCGGCGACGCATCCGCCGACAAGCTCGCGGTCACCGCCAAGGCGGCGTCGCCGAGCTGCGTCACCCCGGCCACAGCCGACGGGATCGGCGGGCCCTCCTCCGCGACCGCACCCATACCCGTCACGGACAGGTCACGCCCGTTACCCGAACGGTCCACCCGGTCCGCGATCTGCAGCGGATACGACCGCACCAAGTTCGTCAGGCGCACCGGGTCGTACTGCGCGAGCTCGGCCTCGACCTCGGTCTGCGTCAGTGTGGCCGACCAGTGCTTGAGCGCCGCCACGTTGCCGTTCAGCCACTCCGCGGTGAAGTTGGACTCACCGACACGGAACGTCGTCGGGGCCTGCGTCGGCGTGACCCAGTCGGACACCGTGCCCGAGCTCAGCGAACCGGCGGCGGTGCCCCAGTAGAAGACCATCGTGCCGGCGGCACGGGTGACGGCGAACTTGTACCAGTCCCCGACGACCATGTTGGGGCCGACGATGTCGGTGCCTTCACCGGTGAGGGTGGTGAGGTTCATCGTCGTGCCGTCGGCCTGCGCCTGCAGGATCGCGCAGGACCCGGTGGTGTTGTTCGGGTCCACGCACCACAGCGTCTGGAACGCGTTCCGGTCGACCGCGATACGACCCCAGCAGGTGATCGTGTACGGGGTCGCCGGTGGCGCCGACGTGGACGTGAAGTCCTGCCCGTCGGCGTTGAACCGCACCGACCCCAGCGCGTACGGCGACCGGACGAAAAACGGCCGGATGGGCTGCCCGCGCCCCAGGATCGGTGACGGCACCGCCCGCCCCCCGACCTAGAACAAGCTCTGGTGGATGGCGACGGGGTTCGTCAGGTTCCCCGCCGGGGTGCCCTTGCCGAGCCGGGGCGGCGCCGGCCCCGGCCAGTCCGTGTTGTTCAGCTCCAACCCCGACATGTACATGTGCGGATAGTTGACGTCGTTGAAGATCCAGCCGAACGTGAACGAGTTCGCGCTGGTGGTGCCCATGTTGACGCCCGACAGGGAAATCGTCTCCGCGGGGGTGTCGTCGTCGGGTTCGTCGAACAGCCTCACGTCGCAGCTGCCGCTGGTGCCCGTCCCGGCCTGGTACCGGCCCTCGATGCGGTACCAGCGTCCCGCCGACAGGGCCACGGCGCCGGTGGCGAACGTCGACGTCGCGCCGGAGCCTGTCACCACCCGCAGCGAGTTCGTGGCCTTGTTGATCAGCAGGACGCCGCCGTACGCCGCGCCGTTGTCCATCTCGAAGATCGTGGGGTTGTTCGCCGTGGCGGTGGGCAGCGCCACCAGGTACATGTAGTAGCGCCACCACACCTGCGTCTGCGAGCCCATCGACGTCGACCAGATGACGTTCAGCTGGCCTGACGTCGCCGCCGTGGCGATGTTCATCACGTACTCGGCGGTGGCCCGGCCCAGGGCCGCCGCCGACGCGAACTGCATCGACATGCCCGAGCCTTGCGGCTGCACGAAGTCGAACGCGTCGTTACCCGGCACCTGCCCCGAGTTGGCGGTGGTGATGACCGTCCCGTCGGGCCCGCCGTCGAAGTTGTTCCGCAGCACCGTCACGACTACTGCTCGATGATCAGGTTCACCGACGCGTTGCCCGCCGCCACCGCCGTCAACCGCAGGGCCCGGTTCGTCGACAGCGGCGTGTACAACTCCCGCGCATACGGCTCACGCAGCGAGAACATGCCCGGCAACGGAATGAACCAGTGCAGCAAGGTGCCCCGCGCGAAACCGGCGGGCTCCACCGTGTCGTTGATCTTCACCGTGCCCAGGACCGCCGCCGGACCCTGATCCATGCCCATCTTCAACGGCGTCGCCGTCGTCCCCGTACCCGTCGTCGTGAACGTGCCCCACTCCACAACGCACGACGACGCCGCCGTGTGGGAAAACGACACATCCAGGCCGACCACCGTGAACGGCGCCGTCGCACCCGTCGGGATCTCGATCAGCGTCTTCGCCGTAGCCGCCACCAACGCCACCGACCCCGTGCTGATCGAATACTGGGTGGCCATCAGGCACCACCCTGACGCAGCCACGGCGGCCGGCCCTCGACGTCCTCACCGCACCGGTGCACCAGCTCACCGTCCGGGCCCGCGTACCCGTCGAGCCCCGTCACCATGCCGTCGACGACGGTCTCGTGGAACCACACCCCGGTCGGCATCGCGGCACCACACCCCGAGCACACGTACACGCCGACCTTCGTCCCGAACACGTCCACCACACCCGGGCGCACCAGCGGCGTGTCCTCCGGGCCGCGCGGCACCGGGAACGGGACGAACTCACTCACCGGCGATCACCTCCCATGTCAATCCGTCGTCAAGATCCCGGCCGCAGCCGAGAACACAGAGTTGACGGTGAACACCAGGTCCGAGTCGGTGATCTGCTTCATCGCCATGCCCGTCGCGCCGCCCGTGCCGTTGCCGTCCGTCGGGATCGAGAACGTCGTCGCCGTCAGGTTCGTCACCGACCACACGCCGTTGGCCTGGGTGTTCGTTTGGTGGCCGATGATCTCCACCACGTCGCCGTTGACGTAGCCGTGCGACGCCGTCGTGGTGATGACGATCGGGTTCGCGCCCGTCGAAGAGGCGATCTCCACCGGCGCGAACCACGACAGCGAGGTGTTCGGGTCCGCCGAGACCGCGGCCAGGAACGACGGCAGCTTCGAGTCGGGGTTGTTGATGATCTGGTTGGCGCACTGTCGGCGCTTCTGCCACACGTTCCCGGAGAACGAGCCGATCGGCTCCGTCGACACGGCGATCGCCGCGCGAACCATCGCGGCCCGGATGCGGGCCTGGTAGCCGGGGTCCGCGACCATCTGCGCGCCCTGCGCGAGGCTGAGCGCCATCAGGCGTCCAGCCCCGGACATGCGAAAGGCCCGGCCGCGTTGTGCGACGGGGCCTCTCGGCAGACGGGCGTCAGATGTCGGCGTGGCCCACATTCGACGATCCGCAGTCCAGACATACGGTCCTCACTCCCTTGCCGTGTCGGCCCTGCCTGAGTTGCAGATTCTCCAGGCGGTTATCGGTACGGATGCCGTTGACGTGATGGACCGTCTCGGTCTTCGTGAGTGCCCGCCCGAGCGAGCGCGCCATCACCAGGCGGTGCTCCAGCACGTAGCCCGTGACGTTCGCCATCGCGACCGCCAGCGGGTCGTCCCGATCGACTGCCACCGCGATGTAGCCGCCGGTCGCCCTGACCCGGCCACCGCGCCATGCGTTGTCCCGCATCTCGACGCCGGCGTGGGTGAGGATCTTCCACACGGTGTTCCCGTTCGACCCGAACTCCTTGGCGATCGCCGCGATGCTCGCCCCGGCCTCATAACGCTCGGCCATCTGCCGTTTCTGGCCCCGGGTGTACCCCGCACCACGGCGGAACCGCGACCCCTCGTACACGCCTTGCCCGACGAGCACCCTGCGGATCGGGTTGACGGAGCACCCGTACTCACGGGCCAGGGCCGCGCAGGTGGCCCCGTCTGCGTACCGCTCGGCCATCTCGGACTCCTGCTCGGGCGTGAAACGGGACCGTGCAACCGGTCGCCGCGCCGGACGCATCTGGACGCCTCGGGTATGGAGGATGCGCAGGACGTGCCCGTCCGTGCAGCCGAAGGCATCTGCGACGGCTTTCAGCCCGGCACCGGCGGCGTACTGCTCGGCCATCTCGCGCTTCTGCACATCGCTGTACCGGCTCGGGACGGAGGGCCGGTCGGGGTCGTAGACCTCGTGGAGCCGCAGCAGCCGGACAACGGGCCTCCGGCCGGTGCCGACAGAAGCGGCGATCTCCTTGATCGTTCCGCCCGACTGGTACCGGGCGACGATCTCGGCTTCCTGCTCGGACGTGAAGGTGCATGGGGGGGTGGCCATGCAGTCAATGTTACGCCGCGATCGGCGATAAAGTGAAGGTGTGGGAACTCAAAGTGAAAGTGTCGCCATTGGTGACCGATTTCGACGTCGTCAGCGCCACCGAGTACAGGAAGTTGCCGGCCGTCGACGCATCCCACACCGAGATGTGCGTCAACGTCTCCGAACCCGACGCCCACGCCGCCCACGTCGGCGTGTTCGACATCGTCAACACACCCGCCGATGCGGCCGAGAACGTCGCCGACACCCGCGTCGTGTTCGCCGACGCCGCCGTCGCACCCGCCGCCCCAGGATCAGCCGTGTGCAACTTCACGAACGTCCCCGCAGGGGCCGTGAACGCCGTCCCCCGCAGCATGTTCAACCACGAGTTCGCCAGATTCGCGCTCGACAAACCGACAGCCATCTCAGCCCTCCTGCTGCGCGGGAACGGTGAACGCGGCGAACCCGGCGACGTGATCCCGCAGCACCGGACCGCGCAACGTCTCGGCGCCCGCGCTCAGCACGTCGCACGTCCCCTTCGGACAGCCATGCGCCCGGCAGCAGTCGTAGTGCAGGGCCTGCGTGGACAGGTCGGCGAGCTCGGCCACGTACCGGCCCTTGTCGTCATCCGACAGGTCCGGGTTCCCGAGCACGGCGGCGACAGCCTCCGGGCGGACGTGCGGGAACGCGCCCCGATCCCCGCCACCGAACGTGTGCCGCGGGTGGTCATCCACCCCGCCGCAGGCGTCACACACCCGCACGAACAGTTCTGCGGGCACGACCAACTCACCCATCGCGGGCTCCTTCGGGGGTATAGGGAACGCAGATGAACTGACAGACCTCAGGTCCGGTCCTTCGGCGCCGGGACCGCGTACTCCGTCACACCAGGCAGAACATCACGCCGCTCCGCCCTCGCCCGGCGCCGGAACTCCGCAGCCGCCTCCGGCTGCCCATCCCGCACCGCCAACTCCGCCATCTGCTCCCACGACAAACCACGACGACGACGAACCTCGACGAACTCCGACTCCACCACCACAACCCCCTCCACCACCGAAGAAGGGCGCGCCCCCAACCGGCCCGGGGCCAGGGACGCGCCCAACCCGCTCAGGACTTCGGCGAAGGCTTCGCCGAACCCGGCGTCTTCGCCGGCCTCCCCAGCGGACCGGCGTTCGCCGACTCCCGCGGCGCCACCGGACCCTGCCCGGCAGCCTTCTTCCGGGCCTCCAACAGCTCCTCCTTCACGTCGTCGTCGAGGAGAGCGGCCGACCCGGCCCGCTTCACCGACTCGTACGCGCGCGCGACCGCCATGTTCGTGTCCTCGTCCTCCGGGACCGTCGCGTTCTCGGCCCACCCGGCGAGGTGCTCCCACCCGAACATGGGCTCCGACTCGTGGTTGCGCCACCACTGCTCCGCCATCTTGTGCAGCGCATCGGTGGCCGAGCCGCCGATCTGCGTCGCGGCGGCGCGCGCCATCTCGAAGTAGTTGTCCCGGGCGTGATCCGGGACGAACACGCCCGGGTCGAACCCCTTGTCGGTTGTAGCCATCACTGCTCCCTCTCGGTTGTCGGCCGGACCCGAGAGGGTCAGGCTCAGGCCGGGCTCTCCAAGCCCTGTGAATCCCACGAACATCTGCTCAGAACATGGGGGCCTAGAACGCAGGTGCCACATGACCCCAAGTTGCAGTCGCATCAAGGCCGCCGATCTTGCCGAACGCCACTGGGTAGCGGGCACAAGTGAAGGCGGCGTAGGAGTAACAGACGACCTTGATCGTCAAGTTGGCCCCGAGGGTCTGCTCGAACCGCAGTTGCTTCGGCATCCCGTCGCCTTCGAGCCACAGCATCGCCTGCGAGTTGTCCATGACGATGACCATGTCCTCGACGTTCGTGCCGACGTTCGTGGGCATGTTCGCGTCCGTCACCACCGGCAGACCGTTGGCCAGCATCCCCACGAACTGAGCCGACGCCGTGGTCGGGTCCATCCCGGCGGACTGTTCCCCCGCCGCCGTGATGACCGCGAGCGCGTTGAACGGGTTCACGGCCGTCGCGACCGCCAGCGGGCGGTTCGTCGTGTCGGACAGGGACTGCAGCCAGCCCCACCGCCGCGGGTGCATGATGACCACGCGCGGCGTCAGGATCGTCCCCGCGCTGGAGATGGCCGTCGTCTGACCGGCGATCTTCAGCGCGAACAGCGGCGCCGTCGGCGCCGCACCGTACGCGGTCGCCGCGTTGATGCCCGACGTCTGCAGGATGCCGAGCATCTGCCCCGACGCGCCGGTGCCGTTGAGGACCTGCCGGTCGAGCTCCTGCGCGTACGCACCCACGATGTCCGCGTAGATGATCTGGTCGATACCCGGCGTGCCGCGTTCGAGGGACTGCCGGGACACGTCCTGCTGCCCGGCGATCGTCACGACCGGGACGGTGACGTTCGCCCACACCTCGTCGGTGGACTGCACCGCGGTGTTCTCCGTGGCCTGGCTGGCCACGGCTGCGCCCGTCGTGCCGCGCGGGATCAGGAAGCTGGTGCCCTGCGCGGGCAGCGGCAGCTTCCGGCACACGGCCACCGTCGGCCGCCCGTTCCGCAGGACCATCGCGTACTCGTCCACCAGGTACTGAGGCACGACGAGGCCGGCGAAGGAGGCGATGGTGTCGGCCCGGGATTCGAGCTCGCCGTGGACCTTGGCCTCGGTGGCGTGCCGCTCGAGCCGGTCCCTCGCCTGGGAGTCGGCGTGGTAGGTCATGGCGTAGGCGTCGACGAAGAACGACACGTTGTCGCGGTCGGTGGTGGCCTTCCGCGCCGTGTAGGTGCGCTCCTCCTTGGTGGTGGCACCGCCGACGGGCCGCTGTTCGACACCGGTGTTCTGCCCGAGGGTCTTGCGGAGCTCGGCCGCAGCCGCGTCCCGCTTCTCCATCTCTTCGTACTTGGCGACCTCGGCGGCCAGCTTGCCGTCCTCGTTGCCTTCGTCGAACGCGTCGAGCTTGTCGACGAGGGACCGGAACTCGGTGGCCTCTTCGTCGGTGAGGTCGGACCGCTTCTCTTCGGTGACCTTGGTGAGGATGGCTTCGCGGCTTGTGACCAGCGCGGCCCGTTCCTCACCGAGGGCTGCGCGCCGCTGCTGCAGCTGCGCGATGAGCTCCTGGATGTTCACGGGGCTCACTCCTCTCGGGTTGATAGGTGGTCGCGTCGCCGTGCTCGGGTGGTGGCCGCGGGTGAACGGCTCCGGCGCGGTGCGGGCAGCGCGGGGACCCCGTTCACCGGTCGGTGACGGGGGGACTGTGGGATGGGATCTACATTCGGTCAGTGAGTCATGTGGTGGCGGATGACCAGCCACGACCACAGCAGCGCCAACGCGACGGCGAACGCCAGCACCGCGGCCAACACCAGGAACAGCCCGGGCATGGTCACCGGGCCGCGGCGAGCGCTCGCGCGAGGCGCAGCGACATGCCGCTCTGCGTGTTCTGCTGCACCTCGGCCGGGTCCGGCACCGCGTCGTCGTCCAGCAGCTCCACAGCGGACGCGTACCCCAGCGCGCGGACCAGCACCGCCATGTCCGCGGACTCCAACGCCCGGCCCTCCCGCGCAGCCGACAGGATCCGCCGCTGCACCTCCGACCGCGACGCCACATTCGTCGTCGGGCTCGCGCCGAAGTTCACCCCCGACACGTCACCCCGGTTGATGTCGTACGCCAGGATCCGGCGCTCGTCATAGTCGGGGGACCACTTCTGCCGGGTCACCATGAACGCGAACGACATCTCGTCCACATCGCTACGCTCGATCGCCAGCACCAGATCCCGCACATCCCCGCGGCGCGTGTCGACCTGGGCTTCCATGCCCATCCCCGTCGAGTCCGCGTACAGGCTCAGCGTGCCCGCCTTCGTCCGCGCCATCGTCAACCCGGTGTGGTTCGCCAGGAACACCACATCCGGGTCCTCCGACAGAGTCTTCGTCGCCGCCCCAGAATCCACGACCTCCGAATACGACCCCAGCCAGTCGTGCACCGTGTACGGCTCCTCGAACACCGCCGCGTACCCCGACAACGTCGACGTCGAACCGGCACCCGACCGCACCTCCCACGCCGCCCGATACGCGCGCGGACGCAGATCCACCACCTGGGCGCGCTTCGACAGGTCCGGCACGGCGAACTCCCTACGGTTTCTCTGGCACGGGCGCCACGGTCGTGGCACCCCACGGGGGCAGCTGCTCCACATCGGCCGGCGTCAACGCCGGCCGGTCGTTCTCCAACCGCGCCTCATCCGGGGTCAGCACATGCGCCGCGATTTCCAGCTGTGTGGCCTTCGCCCGCGTCAACCGGTCCGTCGCCAGCAACTCGTTCCGGTCGAACGCGACAGTGTGCGGGCGCGGCGTCAACGCCGACATGGCCGTCTCGCGGCGCACCAGCACCGGGTTCATGGTGAACGCGAGGAAGTCGATCGCCCGGTCCTCACGGTTCGCGTACGTCAACGACGAACCCGAACCGCCCTCACCGATCATCTCCGACGGCACCCCGTAGAACCGGCACACGTCCTGCACCGACATGCGGCCCGTGTCCAGGAACTGGGACTCGTTCGCCGTCACCGACACCGCCGAGTACTCCCAGTCGCTGCCGGTGACCAGCGGCTCCCGCATCCCCACCGCAGCCATGAACTTCTTCTTCACCCCGGACGACTCGTCCGCCGTCAACTTCCGGGCCGTGTTCTTGAACCAGCCCGACGGTGTCGCGCCGTTGCGGAACCAGTCCAGGCCGAACTTCGCCGCCGACAAACCCTGCCCGATCGACCACTCCGCGTACTGCACCGGCGACAACCCCAGCGGATACCCGGGGATCGTGAACTGCCGCTCATGCCACACCTCGACCGGGTCGTACATGCGCCCGCCGATGTCGTACCGGCGGCGGCCCGTCTCCCGATCCACCCGCAGCGACACCGCCGACGGGTCCTGCAACTCCACCTGCGCCGGAAGGCCGTACTGATCCCGCCCCACGATGAGCCCGAACGCGTTCCCGCAGTCGTCCAGCGACATCTGCGACGAGTACAGCCACTCCACGATCCCCACATCCGACGCCGGGGTCCGCAGCACCGGCGGCGTCGGGATCCTTTGCTTCACCTGCAACTCGGACCCGCGGTACACGTACAGCGGCAACGTGGACACCAGGTCCGCGCGCAGCATCTGGCACCGCCACACCGCCGAATGCCGCCGGGCGGTCTCCGACGTGATCTGCACCGACGAATACGACGACTGATTCCGCATCGGCCACAGCGGCATCCCCGGCCCCGGGTCGGCCGCACGCCGCTCCCGGAAGAACAAACTCACCGGGCCCGCCACGACACCAGCAGAACCAGCGTCCCGGCGACCACCAGACCCACCCCCGGGCCGAACATCAGACCCGTCCCGGCGACGATCAGCAGCGCCCCACCCACATCCAGCACGGTCCGGACGAGCTCCGACATCCGCCCGCCCCTCTCACCACACCGAATCGAGCACCTCGTAGGCGGCGCCGCCGAACGTCTCCAACGCCCACAGCGCCTCGGCGACCGCCACCAGCGGCGAGATGTCGCCACCCGACTTCCGCCGGGTCAACGCCCACGCATCACCCAGGTCCCGCTTCGCGGCGCTCCGCAGCGCCGCATCCAACTCGGGCTGCGCCAGATGCCGCCACGCCGACGACTTGCTCTTCGTGAACAAACCGCCGCACGACTGCGCCTGATCCCGCGCCGTCAACAAGATCGGGTCGAAGCCCTCAGCGCGCAACGCCGGCAACAGCGACCCCACCGGACCCGCCGGGTCCAGCGCCAGGTCGCACACCATCTCGTGCCGGCCACGCAACTCCACCAGCCGGGCCACAACCCAGTCCGAGTTCCGGTGGTGATCGGTCACCTCGCCGTGCGGCAAGCCGTCCCGCCGCAGCCCCGCCACGGCGATCGACGCCCACCCGTCGCCCGGCGCCACATCCGTCGTGAACACCACCGGGCCCGAGATGGCCGACTCCCGGTCCGCGCACTGCCGCCACCACGACTCCGGGACCACCTGATCCCTGACCGAACGGTCAACCCACTGGTTCAGGTACGCCCGCTGGAACTCCGCCAACTGTTTCCGGCGCATCGACTCGTACTCGGCGCGGATCGCGTCCTCGGTGACCGTGTGCCCCAGCGCTGGCATGCACGCCCACCACACCGCCGGATCGGCAGGGTCCGCATCATCCGGAGCCGACCACTCGAAGTACGCCACCGGACCAGGATCGGCGGCGAGCGTCCGCTCCCGGCCGTCCTCCACCTTGTCCCGCAGATACGTCGAAGACTCCGTACCCGCCGTCGACACCACCCACATCTGCGGCTCCGGCCGGGTGATCATCGCCGGATTCATCGACTGCTCCGACCGGGCATCCACCTGCGCGAACGCCTCGTCCACGAACCCCAGATCCAGCGTCGCACCGTGACCCGACTTCTCCGTCCCCGCCGTGATCCCGTGCCGCGACCCGTTCCGCCAGCGAATCGCCTCCTGCCCGTTCGCCAGCTTCACCCGGAACAACGGCCGGAAGATCGACCCGTTCAAACTCTCGACGTGCTCTTCCTCCCACTTCAACCGGGCATCGTTGCGGGTCTGCGCCGTGTACACGATGTTCTGCCGGCCACCGAACCCCAGCGCCCGATCCACCGCCAACGCCAAGATCAGCGTCGTCTTCCCCGACTGCCTCGGCACCGTCAAACCCACCCGGCGGTAACACAACCGCCCCGTGTCCGGGTCGTACTCCAACGCCACATCCGCCACATACCGCTGCCACGGCATCAGCGGCGTCGCCAACTGCTCCGCGATCTTCGCCAGCCGCGGCCCGTGCGTCGGCCGGTCAGGGTTCCTCGGCGTCCCGAACCGGGGAGGACAAGCCAGCGAGGAAAGCCTCGAGAGCGTCGTCACCCTGATCCACCGCCTTCGCCAGTCCCAGCGTCGCGAAGATCTGCCGCAGGGCGTTCTGCTGCTGCCGCGCCTCCGACAACGCCGAATCGATCACCAGCACCAGCGTCCCCGAACCCGGCACCTCGACGATCTGCGACCAGTCCCCGGCATCCCCCCGCAACAGCCTGTCCAGGCGTTCCAGACGGTCCGCGATACGGCACGCCTCACCCGCCAGAAGCTCCCCAGCGGCGTCGAACGACCGCGCCGCCGTCAAGGACTCCCACAACGCCCGGCCGCGGTCCCTGAGCCCCACAGGAGGCCTCCCGCACCCTTCACCGACGGCCACGGATCCTCCGGGGAGAGAAAAAGAAGACGGCGGCGAGGTCTACCAGCCGAATGGGTTAAAAACGGACATTGCGTGCATGTGGGTCACCACACCCTTGAGGCGACGTGGGTGGTGACCGGCGGCGCGTCCCTGTTGCCCCGGGCGCTGTTGCAGCCGAAGTGCGCGGCCGACACGTTGCGCCTGTCGAGGGGATGCCCGCCCTTGCTGAGCGGTTCGTGATGTTCGACGCTGAACGACCAGCGCGACCGGGGTTCTGCGTCGGGGTCTATGGGCTTGCCGCACAGGCAGCAGGTGTCTTCTTCGCGTCTGACCTGTGCGCAGAGCGCTCGCCATGCCCTGCCGGAGCGCCCTTTGCTGCGGGGCACGGGGTCAGCCGTCGGTGTCTTGCGGTGGCGGGCGGTCCAGCCGTGGTAGCTGGGTCACGACCCTGTCATCGGAGGGGTAGCCGCCGATGTGACGTGGCTGCCGCTTGTCCGCTGCCCGTTCGTACATGATGTGGATGGCGCACTCCACGGTGGCGTACAGCGCGCATCCCACGATGATCCAGAACAGGGCGTCCACGATCAGGTCTCGTCTACGACGACGACGGTGTCGGCGCCGGGCAGGCTGATCTGCAGGCTGGGGGTGGGTACGTGGCCGGGGTCGTCGGTGTCGGTGGTGTGGTAGATGCGCACCATGTCGCCTTCGTGGGCGATGCGGACGGTGTGCTCCATCAGTGCTCCCAGTCGGGGGGTAGTTGGCCGCCCATGTCGCGGTACCACTGGGCGTGGAGGGCGTCTGCATCGCTGATGGCTTGGGCTCGCGCTTCCCAGTCCATGATCCAGTTGTTCATCCGGTGGGTCATGCACTCGTCTCCGCACAGGTAGCCGAAGCCATCGATCTGCTGTTCGGCGGAGGCGTTGCGGTAGAGGCCGCAGCAGTCGCACCGGTGGGCACAGTCCACGGTGTACGCCCGGTGCGTGGGGTCGCAGTACGAGCACCGGAGTCCGGCAGGTAGCCGCACCCAGTAGCCAGGCCCCGGGCTGTTCGGCATGGACCAGGCCATGACTTGGGGGTACGCCGTTGCGCTATAGGACATCGCCACTCCGTAGCTCTCGTGGTAGTAGCTGTTCGAGGGTGAACGGTTCGCCTCGGAGGCGCCGTTCCAGGTCCGCGATCTGCTGCCGCTGCACTTCGATGACACCGCGTAGCCATTGGATCTGGTCGTGGTGTGTGCACGAGATGGATCCGTGGACGAGGCCGGCGCAGGGAAGTGTCACCGGGTGGCCTCCTCGGCTGCGAAGATGGGCCGATGACGCTGGTGGAGTTCCTGACCGCGCGGCTCGACGAGGATGAGGCGGTGGCGCGCGCCGCGACCGCGCGCGAATGGCGCTTGACCTACGGTCTGGACCCTGAGGAATTCGGCGATGCACTGCTGCTGAGCGGCCCGGACAAGGCCCATGCCGAGCGCCATGACCCGGCGCGGGTACTGCGGGAGGTCGAGGCGAAGCGGCGGATCATCGAGAGACTGGCTGATGCCGTCGCCCCGGCCTACGAACCGCGGACAATGCAGACCGCCAGCCCCGAGGGGTGGGACCTGATCGAAGCGGCGGACGGCACGCTCAAGGTGCTCGCCTCGATCTACGCCGACCACCCCGACTACCGCGACGAATGGTTCATCGACCGCACCTGGTCGAGCACGCCGTAGGTCGGCGTCACCGCTCGTCCTTCTCGGCCTGCTCCTCGTGGACCTGACTCGACGTGAGCAGATCCGTCGACGTGAGGATGATCGCGAGCCACGACAGGCCGAGGACGAACGGCGGCTCGTCGCGGGCGATCGTCAACTGCGACAACGGCCACCCGATGAGGGACCCGATCAGCAACACCCACGCCCCCACGGTCCGGGCCCGGCGCGCGTTCACGTCCACCGCTCCCACAGATACGCGCAGGTCGGGCACTGCAGATGCAGCAGACGGCCGGTGTTGCCCAACAGGTACTGCCAGTGCACGTCGCAGTTCCGGCGCGACGAGCACGTGTCGCAGCCGTGACCGTGGTCACAGCGAGGACAAGGGATCCACGCCCGCCTGTCCGGCGACGCGAACGGGTCGATCGGCACGACCCACCCCCGCAGGCAGCACACCCGCATCCACAAGGCTGCGGTAGGTGACCATCTGCTCGTCGTCGAGCCCGGAGTACAGCAACGCGATCGCGGCGTCCTCACCGGCGATCTGCTCGTGCGGGGACCAGCCCGGGTCGGCGGCCAGCATGTGGATTCGGCGGCGGAGCTCGTCGAAGCCGGCGTCGAAGTCCCACGCGTAGATCACGGGATGGCCTCATATGCGGCGGATGCCCGGTGCTGGCGGCGCAGCGCCCGGCGCAGGATCCGCAGCCCGGCTTTTTCGGCTCGGCGCCGCCCGATCCGGAGCGTCGCCTGATCGGCGCCGTTCCCGAGGTGGACGCGGGCGCACCACACGAACCGGTCCACGGGTTCCACGGTGACGTGCGGCATCACGGTGTCCTGCCCCTCAGCCTGCGCGGGTCGGCCCGCCACGGGCGTTCGATACGGCGCGCCTGCGCGTCGGACAGGGTGATCGGGACCTCTACGAGACCGCGGCGGACCCTGATCACCTGCGGGCAGCCCTGGTCCGCGGCCACGTCTTCGTGTGACATGTGTGGATGCACCAGGTGACGGTACCGGTCCGGTGCGACGGAACGGCCATGGAGACGGGTTCGCCGCAGACGCAGCGCCATTCGGGACGGTCGGGCAATGTGGCACCCCCGGGACACGAAGATGTCCCGAACCAGGGCTCGTGGACAGACCTGTTTCGGGACGCCCGGATCCTGACACGCTCTGACACGGAACGCAACACCCTGTGACGGGCGTGTCGCTCAGCCGGCCTTCCGGGCCTCACGCTCCACCTGCTGCACCGCATATGCGTCGAGCAAATCGATCACGTCACCGACCCGGTACGTCGGCTGCGCACCGGGTCGCGAATGGTTGAAGATCCGGCCCCGCTGATTCCACTTCCACAACCGGTCCGCCGTCACCGGCACATCCAGCCGGGTCAGCGCCGCCGACACCAGCGTCGCGTTCGCGATCACATCCCGCGCCGCCTCCAACAGCCACGCCCGCCGCTTCACCACATCGAACTGCCCGCCGCACACCGGGCACGTCACCGTCGCCGCGGTCAGCGCCGCATACAACTCGCCCGGACACTGCTGCCCGGAGCCGGTGTCCCGCCAGCACTGCCCCGCGTACAGGCGGTCCGGGCGGCGATCCACGGCGTGCCACGCATCGTCCACCGCGCGGCACAGGTCGTCCACGGCCTGCCCCGCGGCGGGCTGGTGCCGCAGCCATTCCAGGTTCGCGGCGAGGAGCTCGGCCATCGCCGGGAGGGTGTCGGCGGGCGGTTCGGTGCCGCGTTCCTCGCACACGACCCGCGTCCAGGTGCCGAGGGCGGCGCGGAGGGCCCTGGCGGCTGCGGAGGCGCGTTCGTCCCAGGGCAGCGGCGTCGCGGCGCCCTGGGTGTGGACACCCACGTCGGTGGTGGTGCGGGTTTGGCGGGCGAAGGCGTCTGCGAGGGCTTCGGGGAGGCCGACGATCTCGTGTAGGCGGGTGGCGAGCCGGGTGGCGCAGGAGGGGCAGGCGAAGGCCATGTCTGGTACGGGGCGTCCGCATCCGCAGACGACAGGTCCGCTGGTCACGCTGCGAACGTACGTGATTTCGCGGGGTGACACCTAGAGTCCGGGTGGGTCGCCCCACCATCTGCCCCGGTATGGGTTGGGATGCGGCGCCATGTTCGGGTGGTCGGCGTCGAACACGCCGGCCTCGTGGCCCTCGTCCCACGCCGCGCCTTCCAGCGACGCGTTGTGGACCTCCACCACGTGGGCCGCGACCTGGGCTGTCGACGCCACGCACATGATGGGGTCGGAGCTGGTGGCCGCCGGGCCGTGGCAGGCGAGGACGATCCGCTTGTCGGTGTCGTCGGCCCTCCACCGCACGGCGACGTCGTTCACGCTCCCCGGGCCTCCCGCGCCGCCACGAGGGTTCGCCGCACCAGGTCCCGCAGCCGGGCGTCGGCCTGCGCGTCCGCCGCCTGCCGGGCGTGTGGGGACGCGAGGATCTGCGCGGCGGTGAAGTCGACGCGGAGCGCCGCGTACGGGTTGTCGCGGCGCGCGTTCCGGACGACAGCCGCAGCCGCATCGATCTCCGCTTCGGTCACCTCGGTCATGTGCCCTCCCTCGACGAAATGCTTGCTCGCGCAACGAGCCCCTGAGAAGCTTTCTGCGCCTCCCAAATCTTCGGACACCCAAAGCCACGTGGGTCCCGCTCCCAGGCCGTCCTGGGCAGGCTGAGGGGGCAAGAATGGCACATCGCGAGCCGACATGGAGCGCATCACCAACTGATCCGATGCCACGGCCCCTCCGGTCACGACGCGCGCACCGGACGGGCCGCCAGCACGTCACCCAGCGACATGCCCCGCATCCACCGATCCAGCGCCGGACCATCCACACACACGATCCGCTGCGACTCCGCGAACTCCGCCGCCGCCCGCGTGAACCGCGACGTCGTCACGAACAACGCCACATCCGCGCCGTGCACCGCCCGAACCGTCCCGTTGAACGTCTGCAACGCCTCACACCCCACCGGCCGGACGTAGTGCTTCACCTGCACCACCACCAGACGACCATCCGGCAGCACCCCCGTCACATCCGCACCCAGATCACCGGCGCCACCGCACCCCGACACCCGCGAACACCCCCCGTACGTGAGCAGCCGCGCCACCAGGTCCTCCACCTGACCCGGCAGCATCCCGTCCACGCTCTCCACATCCCGATCCGACTCCCGCAGCGCCTCCACCACCGAGCGGGCCCTCCGGCGACGACGCAGCTGCACCAGCACCGCGAACGTCACCGCCGCGGCAGCCGCGAACAGGACCCGCCCCTGATGCGCCTCCCACAACCGCTCGGCAGCCCTCGCCGCCCACACCACGCCCCATGCCGACGCGGCGACCGCCACCAGCAACACCGGCGCCACCGACGGCCGCCTCCGGCGGCTCACAGGTCTGCCTCGTCAGTGTCAGCGGGGCTCGGCGAGCGTTCGTGTTCAGCGCCAGCGGCCTCGGCCTCGGCGAGAGTGCCGGCGCAGTAGTCCTCCCGGCCGCAGGTGAAGCACTGCCAGCCCCACCCGTCGCGGCCCTGTTCGGTGAACGCCTCGGTGTGGTGGACGGGCGATGTCCACAGTTCGGGTGCCACGGTCACGGCGGCGTGACGGGCGAGCCAGTCGGCGCACCGGCTGAACATCTGCGCTTCGTCGGCGGTGTCGGCGTCCCGGGCGGCGTCCCGCAGTTCGGCCGCGGCGGCGCGGAGTGCCCGCTGCCCGGCGGCCGAGGCCTTGGCGCGGAGCTCGGCGATCGCGGCTTCGGCTCCCCGCTGCTCGGCCGCCGCCTCCCGGGCAAAGACCAGACCGTGGACCAGGCGTAAGACGTCGTCGGTGAACCTGTCGACGTTCTCGACGTCCATCGCGTACATGCCGCCGTTCTTGCCGGCCTTCGCCCAGCCCCACAGCTGGTCCAGCCCCCTGCGCAGATCTGACCACGTGATTTCCGGCGTGAGCGCGGTCGTCTGCGCGGCGGACGGGGGCCCGTCCGTCACCGGCGTCAGGTACTCGACGGGCTTGCCCTGCGACTCGGCGTACGCGATCTCGGAGCGGGTTGAGGGCCCCACGTACCCGTCGGGGTTGACGACCACGACCCGGTCCGCGACGTCGATCTTGCGGCGGTGCGCCTCGTCCAACCGGGCGGCGTCGGCGGCGGTGAGACCCGGGAACGGGGTGATGCCGAAGACCAGGCACCCGGCGAGGGTCAGGTCCCTCTCGGCTGCGGCGAGTTCGGCGGGGTACCGGGTGCTGCCGCACAGCACCACGACGGCCGGCCGAGGCGTTGGCGCGGTCACCGGGACGCCTCGCGGTGGCGGGGGCACAGGTCGCGGCCACCGGGGAGGTTCGTCCGCCAGCCGCCCTCACGGGCATCGCGGCGGCACCTTTCGGCGGTCCTGCTGTAGATCACGTTCGAGCACCCGTAGGGCTCACCGGGGATGCCGTCGCAACGGAGCTCGACCTCGCGGTGCGCGCTCACGGGGTGGCCTCCTTGCGGAAGTCCAGCCGCTCGTACGTCTGCCAGCCGAAGCCATCGCCGTCGTCGAACTGGACGGAGACGGACGTCGTGTCGCTGCGGCCGTCCTTGATCCGCTCGCGCTCCTCCTTGACGATCTGGTACGCGCGCACCGAACTGGACATCTGCTCGGTGGAGCCGCCGGGCGACCACACCAGCCGCCACCGGTTCCGCGCGCTCACGGGGTGGCCTCACGCTCGACGGGGCGGTTCGGGGCTTCGGGCAGTGCGTTCATCAGAAACTCCTCACGAGTCGGGGCAGGTCGGCGGACAGGGCTCACACGAACCCCCATCCAGAAACGGGTCAGACGTTGTTCAAGCACCACGCGGCGCGGCGTCACGCCGCACCACCCGACAGACGCCGCGCCGCATACGACGCCCGATCCGAAGCCGATACCGGCACCCACGGCAACTGCCCGTTGTGCCCACGCCGCAACTCCCGCGGCCAATCCCGCTCATCCCGGGCACCACGCCACGACCCCAGCAACACCCGCTCCGGCCGCTCCGGGTCCTCACAATCCGGATGAGGCCGCATCCCGATCCCCACATTCGGCCAACCCAGGAACAGCGACGACCCCCGCGGGCGCAGCAGACGCTTCCCGCCGCCGTCGTTCGCGTGACCCGCATGCGCCTCGATCACGAACGCCGTCCCGTGCCGCGTCCGCATGTCGTCCAGGAACGCCGTCAACGACCGCGCCGCCTGCTCGTCCTCCATCTTCGAACGGTGCATCTTGTACAACGGCCCGATGCACACCACATCCGGCAGGCCACCCGTGATCGCCCCGTCGAGCCACCGCTGATCGTCCACGCGAGTCAGGTCCAGGCCGGCGTCCCGCGACTCGACCATGAGCCGGGACCGGTCCATCGCCTCACCCGTGACCAGCTCCACCGCGGCGAGGATCCGGCCGTAACGGCGCCGCAGGTTCCCCCACCCGTTCTCCAAGTCCACGACGAGGACCCGGATCGGCTCGGTCTCCGCGAGGGTGAACGGGTGCACCCCGGCGGCGAGGCACACCGCCACCTGCGCTGCAGCCTCCGACTTCCCGAGCCCCTCCGTTCCAGTGATCATCACCCGCTCCATGCGCTCCAACAGGCCCGGCACGAGCCAGTCCGGCACCGGGTCGCGCCGCATCAGGTCGTCCACCGTCGGCGGCCGGTACGGCTCGCGGGGACCGAGCTGGTCCACGGAGTCCATGACGGCGGCGAGGTGCCGGATCAGGTCGTCGGTGTCGGTGACCGGGTTCTCGGCCCGCTGCGCCAGCCTCACGGCCTCGACGTGCACGGCGCGGCGGAACCAGGCGTCCCGCACCCGCTCCGCCTGCGGACGGGACACCTCCGCCATCGGGAGCGGGCAGCGCTGGATCAGTTCCAGCAGGTACGGGCCGCCGCCGACCCGGGCGGCCTCGCCGTTGTCGAGGAGCCGCTGCAGCACCGTCGTCGGTTCCACGGCGGTGCCGGCGGCGGCCAGTGCCCTGATGACGGCGGCGATGGTGGCGTGCCCTGTCTGGTCGAACATCTTCGGCTCGGCGATCGTGAGGAGCTCCGCGGCGAGTTCACCGCGGGCGAGGCAGGCGCCGAGGACGTACTGCTCGGCGAGGAGGTCGGTGATCACGCGTACCACTCCGGTTTGTCGGCGCCGACGGTCTGGGGTTGGTGGACGTCGTCCCAGCGGCGGTCGTTGAGCCATGTCGCCGGGTACGGGATGTACCGCTTCTCGGCTTTGGCGGCGACGGGGAGGTACCGGCGGAGGCCGGCGATGATCTCGTTGGGGTCGGCTTTGGTGACGGCGATGTTCCATGCGTTCTCGGCTTTGCCGCGGTTCTCGCGGCGTGGGTACAGGAGCCAGAACTCGCCGAAGCGGCGCCGGTCGTTGGCCTCCTCGCGGGGCGAGGGGGCGGTGGTCGATGGCATCGCCTCATCGCCATCGCCATCGCCTGTATCTGTCTCTGTCTCTGTCTCTGTCTCTGTGCGATGGATGGCGATTCGGGGGGCGATCGGGGGGCGATCGGGGGGCGATTCGCCACCGCGATCGGATGGCGATGCGCAGTGGCGGCATTCCGGGTCCACGATCGACCGGTTGGTGTGCCACCGCGTGTGGTTCCCGAACGTGCCGTTACTGCTGTTGTCCTGCGACGATGCCTCTCCGGCGCCCTCGATCTCGGCCCGCGACTTGTTCCGCTTCAAGTAGGCGAGGACCCGGTACCCACCGCCCGGCGTCTGCTCGATCAGACCAACTTCTACAAGCCGTAGAGCGTCCCTTCGGCCGACTTTTGGTGCCTCCGGGTAGACAAGAACACCGAGTTCGTCATCGGTGACGTGTCCATCAGTTCGATTTCTCTTCGAGAAGCACAACATCTGCACGTACAGGTCCCGACATCCACGGGCTTCTCGGCCGTACCGGGCCAGCGCGCGGACCTTCGGGTCCTCGGCGAATCCCACGTACAACTGCAGATGGATCTCACCAGTCGGGGCCATCGTTGCCTCACGGGTCGGGAGTGATCGGGGACGGCTGAGCTCAGTGCTTGGCTGCTCTTCCGCCGCGTTTGCGGAGGGGGATGCCGGCCGCGGTGAGGGTGGCGTGGACGGCGCCGTAGGAGCGTCCGGTGTCGGCGGCGATGGCGCGGATGGAGTAGCCGCCGATGTAGCGGAGGACGATGTAGCGGCGGAGCCGCGCGGCTGCCTCGCCCTTGGGGCGGCTGTACTTCTTCACGGCCGGGGTGGTGGTCATGACGGGTCCTTCCGGGTGCGTTGTTTCGGTGGGTTGACGTACCGGCCGGGTGCGACCGATTGGGCTTCGGGTGCGTCGCGGAGGATGCGCAGGACGCGGTGGAGGACTTGTTCGGCGGTCCCGACGCGGGCGGGGTCGAGGAGCCACATGGAGATGAGGGCGAGGGCTTGGTCGATGATGTGGATACGGCTGAGGTCGCGTGCGAGGTACCGGTCCAGTGGTCGTGTGCCGTGTTTAGCGAGGCGGTGGCGTCCTTCGACGCCGGCCACGTTGGTGGTGGCGTCGACGAGGGGTGCCCAGTCGCATTCGGGGCAGTGCGCGCGGACCGGGCGGGGGTCAGGACGCACGGTCGTCCCCGAAGTCGAACGCGGCTTGCGAGAGGCGTTTGGCGGTGGCCTCGCACTGCTCTTCGCGGTCCTCGATGAGCACGGTGTGGATGCCGAGGGCGCGGGCGGCGACGGCAGTGGAACCGGATCCGGCGAACGGGTCGAGGACGGTGCCGCCGGGTGGGCAGGCGTAGGCGAGCATCGGGGTGAGCAGGGTGACGGGCTTTTCGGTGGGGTGGATCGCCTTGCCGCGCATGCTGGGGGCGCGGATGACGGATCGGAGGATCCGAGTCCCGTCGTCCACCCATCCCTCACGGGCGCCGTACTGCCCGCCCGTGAGGCGACCGCCACCGGTCGCGGCCACGCGGACCGCGGAACCCTGATGGCGCCCGGTGTTCGGGACCCGGGGCGCCTCGTGGTACCGGTCGGTCCACCGGCCCTGGTACCAGAACGTGGCGTGCTCGTGGACGCAGTTCAGCCGGTCGGACGCGGCCGGGCGGGAGCCGGTGTTCTTCTCCCATACCATGTGGCCGTCGTCGTCGGTGCCGATGGTGTCCTGCGAGTACCGCCACCCGGCGGCCTCGATCTCGCCGTGGTGCTTGAGGAAGACGCGCATCGACCCGAAGCACCACATGGCCTTGGCAACCGCTGCGGCCTGCTCGGGCCACCCGTCCGGCCAGCGGTCCCATGCGTGACCGGTCGAGCCGTACGGCGGGTCGGCCAGCACCAGGTCGACGCCGGCCATGTACGGCAGCAGGTTCCGGGCGTCGCCGTGGTACAGGGCGACGTGATCGTCGGCGTAGTAGAGGCCCTCGCTCATGCTGCGCGCCTTCCTGGTCGGGCGGCGGGAATGTGTTCCCGCGCGCAGATGTGGTGAACGGTGCTGGGGCCCGTCCCGATCCTGCGGGCGATCGCGCGGACCGTCAGGTCCGGGTCGCGGCGCAGGCTGCGGATCGCTGCGACCCGCTCGGCGATCGTCGCCTCCCGGAACGGGATCTCACCCCGGGTCAGCCGGGTCACGTTCACCCAGTCGGAGCCGCGCCGCGGCCCGGCGTCGTGCCACGCCTTCGCGTGCGCCGCGTTCGCGGCCGAACACGGCCCGCAGCGGCACCCGTAGGCGTCGTAGCAGCGGCGGGAACCCATCCCGTAGGGGCACACCGGCGGGCGGTCCGCGATGGGCGGCAGCTGGCGCGTCACGGGATCACCAGCGGCGCGATGCGGATGACGGCGCCGGGCTTGGCGAGGATGTCGGGGTGCAGCGGCTGGGTGCCCTGCCCGAGCTGGTAGTGCTTGGTGGCGTGGAGCTCTACGACACCCGCGTCGTCGAACCACACGTTCGCAAGGGTGAGCGGGTCGAGGGTGGCGCGGGCGAGTTTGTCCACGTCGGGCGGGTCGACGGGGTAGAGGGGCGAGTCGTCGAAGAGCTGCCCCGCGTATTTACCGGTGCGGTGGTGTGAGAGTGGCCGGGCGATGGTGAAGGTGATGGTGCAGCGGACGGGCCCGGTGTAGATGGGTGCGTGGGGTCGTCTGCGGAGGGTGTCGAGTACGGCGGCGGTGACTGCTGCGCGCCACGCGGGGAGGCGGGTGGAGGATTCGTACATGTGGCCGTGGGCGCTCAAGTTTTTGGAGCCTTGGGGGGCGGGGACGCCGTGGACGACGAAGCGGAGTGCCGCCGGCCGGGCTTCCCCGCACCGGCCGGCGGGCTGTGTGGCGGTCACCTCCGTCCCTCCTCGGTGGTGGTCATGACGCTTTCCGTTCGTCGAGTTGGCGGAGGATGCGCCGCCGCGCGGCTTGGGTGAGTTCGTTGTCTTGGGGGTGCTCGGCGCGGCGGTCCACGGTGGACTGTTCGGGGGTGGTGTGGCCGTACTGCTCGACGAGCAAGGCGAGACGGAAGGCCTCGGTCATCGCGGCCGGTTGGATGCTCACGACGTCGGCCTGAGGGCGTCGGCGATCAGGAGCGCGTAGACCTCGGCGACGGCGGCGAACACCTCGTTGGGGGTCCCGTGTAGCCGGTAGGTGCGGCTGCGGTGGTCGTACCGGAGGAGGCCGGTGTTGTTGTCGGGGCAGAGGGCGTCGCGGAGCGCGTTGATCTGCTCGTCGCGGGCGCTCACGCGACACCGGTCCGGCGAGGGCCGCGCTTCGCCACGTCGGGCGCTGGCGGGATGTTCAGGCGCTGCCGGATCCGCAGGGCCGTCCAGGGGCTCATGCCAGTGCGTCGGGCGATCTGCTGGTCGTTCATGCCCTTCCCGTTCAGGAGCCTGACAACCCGCTCGCGCTCGGCGATCGTGCCTCGTGACGCCAGCGCTTGGCCGTCGGCGATCCGCTGCACCATGACGTCATCGACATCCGTGTGGGAGTTCACGGCTTCTCCTCGCGTGGGTGGACGGCTTGGGTGCGGTCGTCGGTGTCGGGGACGTCTTGGTGGCGGTGGTTGGCGGGCGGGTAGCCGCAGACGCGGCACGGGTCGAGCGCGGGGGTGAGGCCGATCCCGGTCCGCTGGTGGTGGTGCTTCACGCGGCGGCCTCGTCGGGTAGCAGCCATTCCAGGGCGGCTGCGGCTTGCTGAGGCACCACGCCGTTGCCGAGGATCCGGAGCTGCGCGTTGCGGGTGAGGCCGGGTACGGCGGTGACGTGGCCGGCGGGGAGACCCATGAGCCACTCGACGAACGGGGGGCTCAGGCGGGGCTGCCCGGTGCGGCCGGGCTCGGTAGGAGCGGGAGCTGCCCGTCCGAGGATTCGTTCCCACCGCTCGATGGCGGGGGCGTAGTCGCCCCAACTGCCATAGCGCGCGACCAGTCTCTGAGCCCGAATCCCGTTGTCCCACCCCGTGGCCCCGCGTCTGACGCCAACGGTGTCGGGAGGAGCTGAACAACCGCGCTCGGGAGCATCAGATCCCCCGACGAGCCGCGCTGGTTCGGTCCGCCTTTTGTCCCGTCCGTCGCGCGTGGTGTCGGGAGCAGGTACGTCGTTTCCGTGGCCGAACCACCGCGAGTCGCTCTCGGAGTCGGCAGGAGGTGCTCCACCTCGTCCGCGAGTGTCGGCCCGTGCCCCCCGGCTTTCCGCTTGTTCGGGTGCTGCGACCCGCCATTCACCGCGAGCTGCGCCGTGGGCGTCTTCAGCAACAACAAAGACCCGCGCCCGCCCGTGGGGTGCTCCCACATCGGAAGCCCGTAGGCGCACCCACCGCGCGTCATACCCGACGGCGGCCAGGTCCCCGAGTACTCGTCCGAACCCGAGAGAAAGGTGGCCTGCGACGTTCTCCAGCACGACGAGTCGGGGTCGTAGAACGCGAACGGCGTCCGCCACGAAAGGCCAGAGATGTCGGGCATCGTTTTCTCCTTCGCGTTTGCCGGCGTGGCTGAACGGCTGGCACGGGTACCCGGTGGCGAGCACCTCGACGGGTTCCACGGAGGTCCAGTCCACGCGAGTGATGTCGCCGTGGTTGGGGGTGCCCGGCCAGTGGTGGGCGAGGACCTTCGACGCGTCGGGGTCATACTCGGCGTCCCACACCACGTCGCCGCCGAGGACGGTCTGCACGGCGAGGTCGAGGCCGCGGTAGCCGGAGCACAGGGAGCCGATCCTCACGCCGCTGCCTCGGACTGCTCGGCAATCTGTGTTCATGCGGCCCGCCTGGGGCGTGCGTTGCCGACGTGCCAGTAGCCGCAGCGGCAGGGGTAGGCGTTGAGTAGCCGCCCGTCGCAGACGCGGTTGCGGAGTCGGCGGGCTTCGGTCCACGCCTTGTCGGGGTCGGTGTAGCGGGGCTTGTCGGGCCGTGGGCAGGCCTTGGCGCGGCGGGTCACGGTTCGATTCCCCACCGTGCGGCCATGCGGTTGAGGACGACGGTGCCGTGCCAGCGGGTTTGGTGGTCGGCGCTGGTGAGCCAGTCGGCGGCGAGTTCGAGGTCTTGCTTTTCGGCTGCGATGAGTGTGAGGACACGGTTCGGTCCCCACAGGCGGGTGTGTCGGGCGTGTTCGATGGGCCAGGCCCGCCCGATGGTCTGCGCTTGGGTGGCGGCTTGCTCGGCCACGTCGAGGGCGTCCTCGATGCGGTCCGTGAGGTCCAGTTGCGAGGCGGTCATGACGCCTCCGCCTCGTCCTCGGGCGGCTGCGGGTCCAGTGTGTCGATCAGCTTCGACGCCTCGGCCGCGGTGAGGGTTTTCGACGTGGTGACGCCGCGTCCGAGCACAGCGGACATCCACGTCAGACGGTCCGCGCGCCGGTCGTCGGCCGAGAGGCCGTTGTCGCCGAGCAGGGCGAACAGCAGCTTGCGCTGCCCGTCGTCCATCCGCACACCGTTCGGCGCCTCGTCGGGCGGCGGAGCCGGCGCCTGTCCCCGGATCTCGTCGGCCGTCACCCGCGCGGCGGGGAACAGGTCGTCGGCGCTGGCCCCGTCGCGGGTGATCGACGTGTACGCCACCTCGAAGTCACCGATGTCCGCCGCGGTCCACTGGCCGCGCTTGCGCCCGACCTTGGCTTCCATCCGCTGCGCGCCGACGCCGAGCTTGTCGAAGACCGCGACCGCGTCGCGGATGCGGTCGGCGAGGGGCTTCCCGTCGCCCTTCTCCAAGGTGGCGCGGCAGATGTCCTGCGCCTCTTCGGTGAACCACTTCGGCAGGACGGTGAAGATGCATTCGCGGACGGCGCGGGCGCCGATGTTCTGGTTCGACAGGTAGATGTCGCCGAGGTCGGTGAGGGCTTGGCGTTCCTTCTTGACCATGCGGGCGTGGGGGTTGATGAACGACCGGGAGGATCGGGTGTTGGCCTGCTGGTCCCACGCGAACGCGAGTACTTCGGATTCGGCGGCGGTGTCGTCGCGGCGGAGTTCGCGGACGCCGTAGTCGGCGTTGCCCCAGATGCGGATGAGTTCGCGGGCGAGGTGGACGGACGGTCCGGTGCCGCGGTTGACGACGGCGTAGAAGGCGTGGCGTGCGAGGGCGAGGCGTCCGCAGGCTTCGCGCATTTCGGCGACGGCTCGTTCGAGGTCGCGCGGGTTGGCTTGGGCGACGTAGACGGCGGCTTGGACTTCGGCGACGGCGCGGGCTTGTTCGATGGCGGTGGCTTGACTGAGGCCCGCGGCGGGGGCTGGGGAGCGGGTGCCGATGCGGTCGAGTCCGGCGGTCATGCCGCACCGTCCGGGCGGTACGCGGCATGTAGCTCGGCCTGGATGCGGCTGATGTCTTCGAGCGTGTTGTTCACGTCGAACAGGTCGTAGGCCGTGTCCTCGTCAAGCCCGAGTAGGTCCGCGGCCACGGCGACGATCGTGCGCGCGGTGCCGTCCTTGATAACCATGGACGTGATAAAGCCCGTCGGGTACGGCTTCCAGCCGTCCATCCGCGCGGCGTGCCCTGCGATACAGCAGAGCCACGTCTCCTGGTCGTACTCCTCGGGGTGAGCCCTGACGTACGCCACGACGGCGTCGATGCGGTCGAGGTCCGGGGTGATGGTCATGCTGCATTCCTCAAGTCGTAGGTGGCCCATGCGGGCAGGGAGATGAGCTCGACATCGTCGGAGTAGCCCGGCCACACACCCGTAGCGCTGCACTCCGCGAACACCTGCAGCGCCAAGTCGTTGCGCCTGCGGCCCGCGTGCACCGCCTCGGCGTCCAACTCGCACACGGTGACCAAGTACGGGGCCGTCTTCTCCTGCGCGACGAACACGAAGACGACGTCCTCGGCGATCCCGAGGGCGAGAGCCGCGTCCCGGTAGAAGGCGTCCTGCATGTGGTAGTTGAGGTTCGCGGCGGCCCTGGCGAACGCCCTCGGCTCGGCCGAGGCGGCGCTCTTGTAGTCCGGGATGATCAGTCGGCTACCGTCGGTCGCGGGTAGCCAGTCGAAGCGGCAGCGGCGGTCGACGCCGTACGTGGTGTCGTGCCAGAACAGGCTTTGCTCCGGTTTGCCGCCCCGCGCCGGGTCGAACAGGACCGACGCGAACGGGTGCCGCCGCAACTCGGCGGCCATCGCGTCGACCTGGGCGACCTCGTGGGCGAGTAGCGGCACCTTGCCCTCGGCGCGGATCGCCTCGGCGTGCTCCTGCGCGCTCTTGGTGCGGAAGTCGTCCGCGTCGACCCTGGCGCCGTCCTTCGTGGTCTTCTGGACGACCACCAGTTCGGCGCCGACACCGAGGACCTTGGCGTGCGCGGCGTGGCCGAAGTCGAACACGCGCCGCGGCGGCTGCCCGTTGTCTCTCTCCCATTTGAACAGGGCAGGGCAGGACGGGGGGAGCAGCTTCTTGGCGCCGGACGCGGACAGGGCAGGGTGCCGGTGGTACACGGCCTCGGGATAGCCGTCGTACACGCCGTGCTCGATGGGCGTCGTCACCGGACACCTGCCTTCCGGTATTCCCAATCGAGGACGTCATCGGCCCGATCACGCGCCGCGGAGTCCTCGGCGGACAGACCGGGGTTGTCCACCTCGGGGGTCCAGTCGATGACGGTCCGCCACAGGGTCTGGTGCTGCTCCGCGGTGGAGTCGGGGAACGCGAGGGCCAGCCCGGCGGCGACGCATTCGCGGCTGGGCGGTTCGCCGTTGACGTGGGCTCGGGCGAGTCCGTCGATCAGGGCCCGGACCGTGTCGATGCGCGTCACGGTTCGAGCCGCATCGCGAGGGAGCAGCCCGTGCACGCCTTCGTGGTGGTGCAGGCTTCGGCGATGTCCTGGCAGACGAGGCACGATGCGACGCCAAACCCGCCGCCGGTGTTGCCGCCGGTGTTGCCGCCGGTGTCGAGGCCGCACATGGTGAGGCTCACGTCGTAGCTGCACACCCAGTGGTCGAGGCCGACTTCGGTGTCCTGTGTGGACGGTTCGGGGTCGGGCGCGGCGTGCCGCGGTTCGTGGGTGGTCATGACTGGTCCCGCTGCCGGGTGGGGAGACCGACTTCGGCCAGAAGGGTGTTGATGTTGGTGTCGGCGACGTGGAGGCGGCCGGTGTCGTCGTCGATCCACGCGTCCATGTGTTGTGCGAGTTCTTCTTGCAGTTGCCGCCACCACGTGTTCGGGTCGGTGGGCTGGGTGGGGAGGGTGGGGGTGATGCTGTCGATGTTGTGGCCGGCTTGCGCGGCGGCGAGGACTCGGAGCCGGACGTAGGTGAGG